ATGCAGAGTCAATTACTGATTAACGGCGCGCTGGTGGAAGGCAAGGGCGAGCGCCTGCCCGTCTATAACCCCGCCACCGGCGGGGTGCTGATTGAGATTGCCGAAGCCAGCGCAGAGCAGGTGGATGAGGCGGTCAACGCCGCCGACGCGGCGTTTACCCAGTGGCGTCTCACCACGCCCAAAGAACGCGCCGGGGCGCTGCTTAAGCTCGCGGACGTCATCGAGCAGAACGCGCAGACGTTCGCGCAGCTCGAATCCCAGAACTGCGGCAAACCGCTGCACTGCGTGGCGGGCGATGAGATCCCGGCGGTGGCCGACGTGTTTCGTTTCTTCGCGGGGGCCGCGCGCTGCCTGAACGGGCTTGCCGCAGGCGAATATCTGGCGGATCACACCTCGATGATCCGCCGCGACCCGGTGGGGGTGGTGGCGTCCATTGCGCCCTGGAACTACCCGCTGATGATGGCCGCCTGGAAGCTCGCGCCCGCGCTGGCGGCGGGTAACTGCGTGGTGCTGAAGCCCTCTGAGATAACGCCGCTCACCGCGTTTAAGCTCGCGGAACTCGCGAAAGATATCTTCCCGGCAGGCGTGCTGAATGTATTGTTTGGTCGCGGCCAGACGGTCGGCGACCCGCTGACCGGCCATGACAAAGTGCGCATGGTCTCGCTCACCGGCTCTATTGCTACCGGCGAGCACATCATCAGCCGCACCGCGTCGTCGATAAAGCGCACCCATATGGAGCTCGGCGGTAAAGCGCCGGTGCTGGTGTTTGACGACGCCGATCTCGACGCCGTGGTGGAGGGCATTCGCACGTTCGGCTTCTATAACTCGGGCCAGGACTGCACGGCGGCGTGCCGCATCTATGCGCAAAAAGGGATTTATGACCAGCTTGTGGAAAAGCTCGGCGCGGCGGTCGGCAGCCTGAAAACGGGCGCGCCGGAAGATGAAAGCACCGAACTCGGGCCGCTTAGTTCCGAGGCGCATCTGAATCGCGTCATCCAGGCGGTGGAGGCCGCGAAAGCGCTGGCGCATATCCGCGTGGTGACGGGCGGCGAGAAAGTCGACGGGCCGGGCTATTACTTCCAGCCGACGGTGCTGGCAGGCGCGAAGCAGGAAGACGCGATTGTGCAGCGCGAAGTCTTCGGGCCGGTGGTCAGCGTCACGCCGTTTGACGATGAAGCCCAGGCGCTGGAATATGCCAACGACTCGCAATACGGCCTCGCGTCATCCGTCTGGACCCGAGATGTCGGCCGCGCGCACCGCCTCAGCGCCCGGCTGCAATATGGCTGCACCTGGGTGAACACACACTTTATGCTGGTCAGCGAAATGCCCCACGGCGGTCAGAAACTCTCCGGCTACGGCAAGGATATGTCGATGTACGGGCTTGAGGATTACACCGTGGTGCGGCATGTCATGATAAAACACTAGGAGGTGGTGAAGTGGTTGATTTGCTAAAGGATTACATGTCAGCCACTTTACCCTGGGGCATCGGTGGGGCATTAAAGCCAAAGTTTTGGTTCAGTATGGCTACCTGGTCTCCGTTTTTATCGGACATCCACTTTGCATAAACGTTGAAAACCATCTGTGCATTTGTGTGCCCCATCTGATTTGCAATGAAGCTCGGATTCACTCCGGCACTTAGAGCCCAGCATGCAAATGTATGCCTGGATTCGTATGCTTTCCTATGCCTGATTCCGGCTCGCTTCAGCAGATGGTTCCATGAGGCTGCAATCGAGCCTGGAATGTAGCATATGCTTTTGGTTGGATACCGTCCGGAAACTGATGGATTGAAAACAAATGTGCACTGGTCAGTCCTTGTTTTACCGTACTCCCTGAGGTGGACAGTAACGTCATGCTGTTTTTGCATTCTCGTATACTGCATCTGGTCCTTTATGGCATCGATGGCTGCGCTGGTCAGAATGATTGTGCGGATTCCACTTTCAGTTTTTGGCGGTGTGAAGTGATCTGAAATAGCCAGGTTACGCTGCACCTTAATTGTCCAGTCTGTGGTATCGATATCCTCCCATGCCAGAGCGCATATCTCTCCATGCCTCATGCCGGTGCTAACGGCCAGTATCCATAGATTTCTTATCTGCGGGTGATTAGCCATTGCCAGCATCCTTACGAACTCATCCTTGCTTAGCGGATCTGGTTCAGACCTGGACTTTCTGAGAGGCTTCACATCTGAAATTACTTTCCCGCCGGTATATCCATTTTTCTCTGCAAACTTAAGCATCTCCAGCATAACCGCCATGTATCCGTTAACGGTTCTTACTGTTCGGCCTTTTTTGTGTGAGCGCTCCAGCGTTTTCCCTACAAGCTGGTAACCGGTCAAAAGCTCATGACGCAAAGAAAGCAGGTTCTCATGAGTAAGAGAAGAAACGGGCATCGTCTCATCCAGAATTCTAAGGCACATCTTTATGTAAGATGTGTATCTCATGTGGGTGTTCTTAGCCAAAACGGTTTCTTTTAGCGAAAGCCATTTATTGGCTAACTCCGCAATCGTCACCTCAGCTTTTGTGTCCTCATGTTGTGTAACCCGCGGCGAGTTAGGGAACTGCGATGCGTAATCAAAATTACCAGTCCTGATTGCATAGCAAACCGCCGTCCTTAACTCGCCAGCGGCTTTTCTGTTTTTCGGTGTATCAGGGACGCCGAGGTTTTCCCTTACCCTGGCACCCTTATAGATGAACCATATCCGCAGTGTTCCGCCGTGATTCTCCACTCCTGTTGGATACTTGGTCATAACGATTCCTCGTCAGTTAATGGGGAAGGGTATTTAAGCAGATTTCTGGCGGGGAATCGCTGGACGTTGACGCTCAACCCACGCATCGACTTCATGCCTGTTGTAGAGGATAGGGGAGTTGTCCTTAGGCTGGCAGTCGCCGGAGTAGTGCCGGTACTCCTTACCCTCCATCCATGACTTCTCGCGCGCTGACTTGATGGCGTTTTTCGTCAGGCCGGTGATCGCCATCAGCACTTCTTCAGATACCCATTTGTTGGGGACAAGCTGAATCACTTCATTCATTCGATTATCTCCAGGCGTAAAAAAGCCGCCTCGGTGGGCGGCTTATCAATGTTTTAGAGGATTAATTATCAGGATCTTTGGATTCGGTTTTCGGTTCGGTCAAAACAGTACCAATCGGCACCCCATTCAACTGCCCTATCTCACCGCATTCACCACAAATCCAATCTCCTGTCTGAGAACCCATGATTTGCTCTTTAAATATTTCCTTCGACCCACATTTGGGGCAACTTGATGGTCTGCTATATGCCATTATTTCTCATGCTCCTTCTGATAAATCGGGTCAGCTTTTTAGGAACTGCTGCATCTTTACCTGCTGCGTGCCACTAGGTTGTGTGACATGCACCATACCTTTAATTGGGACACGGTAAGTGGCATGCCGATCACATAATCAACTGCTTTAAGCTGTTCAAGTCAACGCTCAAGTGTCATGGTGTTAACTCAAAATTGTCATCCCACGGCGGGAATGTGCTCATCCTTCCATGCGACATGATGTACTCCGTCGCCACAGCCATAGAGCTTGGCTTCTCGAACTCCAGCATAAACACATCATCGTATGCTTTCCCCAGCCACCAACCGCCGCCGTACTCCTTGGCACGCTGAATCAGCACCCACCGACCGGGCGTTATGCGGTGATGTATCTCGCCTCTGTAGATAATCAGATAGTCCGAGTCCTTGCTCATGACGCACCCCAAAATGACTGTATTTATATACAGTAAAGTGGAGTGGGCGAGCTGTCAATTCGTGGTCTTACCGCTTTTCTTTAAGTGTCCATTTAACAGGCTTGCTGGTCTTTTCCTGCCCCTTTTCGAAAGCGGATTTCGCATCGTTATAACCACACGGAACGCAAACATAATCTCCAGACCAGCCACGCATTGTTGTCTCTTTGGAGATTGCAGTAGAACCACATTTTGGACAAATCATATTAATGAACTCCTCGCTGTTTGAGAGGATATGATAAACAGTGGGAAGGTCATTTATGCAGCAGAGAATTGAAAAGGTTGTGTAAGAGCCGCTTTGCGCTCTGCTGCGGATTTAGACATCACCCCTCCTTGCCAGGCGTCATCGCATTAGCCATCTTCACGCCGAGACGCAGATCATCCAGTTCGAAATCACCCTTAATTTCGGCATGCCGGAACGCGATTGCGAGAAATTCAAGGCACTGCTGGTTCGTCCACTCAGGCACAACCGTCGCGGGCTGTGCTAAATCAGCAATCCGATTACGCAAAACTTCTTCGCCTGACAGCGGGCCAGATTTTAGAAAATCTCGTGCTGATGAGAATTCTGATTCTGGTAACTCTTTTAAAATTTGCTTAAGGAAACAAATTGCCTGCATGCGGTGACCGTCAAACTGAAGTGCTAATTCACGCCATTTGATTTCGCTATCATCATCAGCTACCGGCGCGGGCGGCTCTGCATAAAGTGGAACCTCATCAAATCGCTGCATTGATGACAAATCGGCCTCAACAATCACGCTTTTTTTAAGAAGGTCGAGTTGATATTGAGGAACCCAAGCCACCGGCTCCGCCCGCTCCCGCAGCGCCAGCAGAGCTACGCGCGCGATTGCTAACTCAGTCTCAAGCTCCTGCCTGACTGAATCAAACGCGCTCTGTTTAACCGAAAACTCAAGCTGCTTCACTTTCTCTGCGCACGCTGCCGCCAGCGCCTCAACTCGGTCTTCACTTATGTTGCTCACGCTTCACCCCCTGCTACCATCCCGAAAACATCCCAAAAGTCGCTGCCGTTTTCGCAACGGCAAGCCCCGCGATAAATCCGATTAATAGTCCGCACTGAAGTCGAGACACTACTCACCCCCTGTCTCAAGATTGATGCCAGCCCGGTCGCACGCGTCGTGCAGCGCTTTGTACCACTGCTCATCGCGCTGTTGGACAGCGACTGAGGCGTAGTCATGGCAGCGGCGCGGCGGAATGATGACCTCTAGCTTGCGCGCCTCAAGCTCGGCTAAGCGCTGCTGCGCTATTCCCAGCGCTGCTTCCAACTTAATCTGCGCAAGCTTTGATTCAGCAAACAGTTCACAGGCCACCTCCATATCGGCTCCGCGCTTCTCTGCGGCTTCCAGCGCATCTTTCAGCGCTTCATAATCGCTGTAAAAAACAAATTCCCCTTCCGGGTCGTTGTAGCAAATATCCTGACGTCCATAGCCGTCTACAGAATGTCGCGGCACCGCTTTCAGTTTTGCTGTGTTCATGCGGCACCGCCTGTTTTCGGAGTCCATGTGTACTCAGGAGCGATAATCGATTCCATGCACGTTCCTCGATCGTTGTACTGTTCAAGCATTTCCAGAATGTCAGAGTCGGTCTGCGTGTCGCCGTAGCTGCCAACGATGAACAAAAGTTCGACAGGAGCACCTATGTCTTGCAGCGCGATGCTCAATTGCCGGGCCAGAGCCATTTTCATTGCTTCGTCGCTCATGCGGCACCGCCTGTAGCACGTTGGTTCCACTCAGCCATTACCTCTGAATAAAAGATCGGACAATCATTACCGGGGCCAGCATATTTGCTGCCAGAACATGCTCGACACGATCCGCAACGAACAAAATAGAATCGACCACCGGAACCGTATTCCGGATGATCTGCTTCACTGGCGACATATGCTTTGCCACCACAAAAAGGACAAGGAAGCAGCTCTTTCATGCGGCACCGCCTTGATACTGTTGTTGAACAGGAAAAGAAACCTGCGTATATCCATCAAGCACTTCCTGTGCTAGCGCCTGAATAGAGTCCTGATATTTTCCGCCATCCGGCAAGTGGTAGGACGCGAAAAGAATTGCCTCGGCCCGCACTTTGCGCAGGAATGCGTCCGTGGCGGGGCAGATTGTTTTGAGTTCCGCCTCACAGTCATCGATAGAGTCGTGGAAAGTCTCTCCATGCTCCTCAAACAAGCGGTCATCTGTTGCATTGGCCCAGCCTCTGGCTAAATCCTTCAGCGCCGCATTCTCCGCCGCCAACTGCTCGCACTGCTTCGTCTTTTCTCGCAGCGCCAGAGTGGTAACGTCGAGCTTATCCGCAAGGCGGACAATCATCTTCGCGATATCCAGAAGCGGCTCGTTGTCGAGGCACTTCGCCAGCTCATGTCCAGCTGCGATTAATTCGTCGTTGTTCATTTCTTCGCTCCAAACCAGCGATTCAGATAGCGGTTGTTATTCACAGAGCCGAAGCTGTTGCGCTTCATGAGCTCTTCGCGGCTCGGCATTGGAGTGTGTTTGCGGTCAAATTTACCGCCGACGGTTACGGTCAAATAATTTGCCTGGTCTCTGGACATGGTTAACTCCTTAATCGCTACGAACGTGACCGTAGCGACCGAGGAAGCGGCGCATACGGTTATCTGTTTCTTCAGGTCGGCGCGGGCCTGTGGTGACGAATCCGGGCATAAATGATGCTGCCAGGTTGTCGTCCCAAAGCTGCCGGTCAGCCAGCGCATCAGCCTGGCGTGTCATGCGAGCGTCCTTGCTCTCGGTTTCGTACTGCTTCCCTATGGTCTCTTGCAGGTGCTCTTTGATGCGCGCCAGCACCTCTTCTTTGGTGCCGGAGCGTTTTGGCGGGCGTGCGTATCCCGCCCCGGGAAGAGGTGATGACATTTGGTTGCCTTATTGGGTTAAATCAGAAGGGGATTGAATCGTCGAACTGCTCTGAGCCCGAGGTTGTTTGCGACGACTGCTGATGGCCTGACGAAGCGAAGCCTACTTTCGCATTCTGAAGCTCAAGCGTGATGGTTTGTCCATTGTTTCCCTGGTAAACATCAACCTTAATGCTGTCGCCAGTTAACTCCACGATAGAGCCTTCAACCAACACGCTGCGGTAGTAATCCGCTTGCGGACCCGGCTTTGCAAACACAGCGGCGCTGTAGTTCGTCCACTCCTTTTTCTTGGACTGCCTGTCGTAATACTGAACGCCTGCGCGGACATTGAATCCGATGCTTTCGCCTGCCTGAAACTCCCTGGCTGGCTTGTTGAGTTTTACTGTTATTGAGTGCGCCATTACGCTTCCATCCCTTCAAGTTCATCTTTGCGAATGTTGTAAATGTCCTGAGCCTTTTGCTGCTCAGGCGTGCCTTCCAGCATCTTCCACGCCTTAGCGAAAGCACCCTTAAGCTCTGCGACGCTATTTTTTGCTGACGCGGCCTCAGTAAATGCTTTTAAAACCTGCTCTGGCGAAGCTGGCTGTTTAGACGGAGCGTTGCTTACCTGCCTGGCTTGCTGCTGTTTATGCTCGTCAGTATCCGCATCCTTTGCGTCATCAATACCAAACAGCCCGTTCAGGCAGTACTTGCGAGCATATGAGCTTGTCGCACCGGTAACCTGCGCTGCGTCCATTCCTTTTTTGCTTTCCTCCTCTCGAGCCATTGCAGTTGCGGTGTGGCTTGTCTCGCCATCAGTAATGGTTGCCACAGCCTTCACATAATGACGGTCACCAATCAGCACAATCTCATCGCTGATTGACAGGAACAGTCCATCCAGAAGCGGCTTAACACCTTCCAGAATGTCCTCGCAACTGCGGTATTTGTATTTGCCGAATGAGTTGTACTGGTTTTTCGGCGCGTTAAGGTGGGCCTGTATTTTTGCCAGACGTGCATAAAACTCTTTGCTCATATAAACCTCAGAACGGCGCAGGGCCGAGTAATTCACGAACGTTCATGCGCTCAAGTTGTGCCGCGAGCAGCGCAAGTTTTTTCTCCCTGCGGTCGCCAGCGCGACGGTATTCGAGCGCCATCTTGATATATGCTTCACGCCATATCTTGCTGATCGCAATCGTCGACGCGAGACGGGGAGGATTTGTTGTCATGTTCGGATTCCTGCTCTGAGTAATTTTCGAAAATGTCATGGACAAGCCGATAGAACTGCTCATCCGTCATGTCGCGAGGGTTGAGGTGCTTCATTGCGGCCTCCGGTACCATGGCATGCTCACTGCTTTTTTCATCTGCTGATTGGCCTGTAGCCACATCCCGGCGTCACCGAGGAAGCGGGCAATAACCGCTTTGCTCTGCGCGGCCATAAGGGCCTGATGGTTTACTGTTTGATTGCCGTACATGTCAGCTCCTTAAGCGTTTTGCAGATGCCGCGCATGCGGCGGGTGATGAGGTCGAGCAGGGATTCATTTAGTTGAGCGGCACCCAAGACGGCACCGCCCGCGATAGCAAATGTCATCGTGGGATTCCTTATGTTTGAATGATTGGCATAGCGATAACGCCTCGAATGAAGCGCTGTTGATATGCGGGAATGAAAAAGCCGCGCTTAGGCGGCAGTGTATTTTTTGAGTATTTCTTTTCCGGCATCAGTGAGCTGATACTCTGCCGGGCAAAAGCGTTGGTTTTGGTTTCTGTCTTGTACAAGCCCTAAAGACTCCAGTTTTTCACGTGTCTTGGGCTTCCAGTAGCTCGGGTAATGGTCGTATGCGCTTATCTCTTTCAAGCATTCAATCTGCGTTTTAGTCAGGTTCATGACCAACTCCAGGCGAAAAAAAGCCCTCCGGAGAGGGCGAACAACTTCAGGGGATGATGCGGATTGCATCAGATAACCGGCCTGTCGGATCGGCTATCGGCTGCTAAACTTCTTCAAATCCCCATTCCATGCGGTCCCATGCGACATCTCTCATAACCTCATCCTTTCCTTCATCATCCATTTTCTCCCACTCTTCATCGCTAATCCCTAAGTCATCCTCAAGGTCGACAACTTGCTCATATTTCGAATAGATGTTTGCACCGGAATCCAGCCAAACTTTAAATTTACGTCCCATTTAATTCTCCTATTCAGATGTCGGCTATCGGCTGCTATTCAACCACCTGCACTTTGCGCCATCCCTTCATGAACACGATTAGGCCTTTCTTCCTGAGAGACTGTAGACGCCGGTCTAAAACGCGGGTAGGGGAGCCGTCTTTTCCAGCCAACTCGATGCAGGCTTGACTCACATCCTTCTGGTCTCTGTCAACGCCGTAATAAATATCCGAGAAGCTTTTCGGCGCTAGGCCGATTGAGTTCAAAATCAATGCGTCCAACTCGCTGTATTTATCCATTCACTCCTCCTCGCCGATGGCTTTAGCTCGCACGCCGTGATTTTCTTGTTTCGTTTTGCCATGCAGAGGCCGCTGCCACTGCGTCTTCACCATCGAAAACCTGATTATTCGGGTCATTTTTAGCGATGACTTTCGGGCGCTTTTCGTCGATAGCCTGAAATACCCAGCCAGTGTCGCTCTCCTTGAGAACATTCCCTGAAATTAACCATCCATTTGATTTTGCATGTATAGCCATATCTCACCTCAAATAAGTGGCTTGCTGCCAAGTTTCATTTTCTGCCGTCCGACACAGGTCACGCCCATTTCATTGCGCGGCGCGCTGTACCATTTGCGGTTAGGTTTCTGCTGCGTTACTTCCGGCTCCTGGTAATCGCGGAGAGCTACGAGCGAAGTGGCTCGGTCAACGCGGCTTGCATGCTTGCGTGATTCTTCCTGAGAAGCGTCAGGAGCCTCGCAACCTAAAATTGAGTCGATGATATTGCCGATAGCGTCACGCTCTATAGCGAGCTTTCTGCGCCGCTCATGACGGCGAGTTTTAGCGTTACCAGCTGATACTGAAGAACCGTATTGGATAACCGTCATGGCTTTGTCCTCGTGTGAAATGGCTTTGGTGGTGCAGGCGGTCAGGCGGCTAACCCTGACCGCGTACTCATTGCCGAGCGCCTCCGCCGAAGAGGTTGGCTTCTGCCCGCACCCCAAACCCATCTCGTTTGGTATCTGTTCGCGCTTTGTCAGCGCACCGTCGAAGTTAAAGAGCGATGCCAATCTGTTCCGTTTGGCTACCAGCGTCCTGCTGATGGGTTTAATTTAGCTTTATGCTAAATAACATGCAATAGCAAAATGCTAAATATTCTTCCAGTTGAGTTTAGCGCTATGATTAAAAAGAGAATTTTTTTATCGAAATCTGTAAGGCGAAAGGTAAAGAGCGGGGATATCAGGTAAATTTTGTAGATGCGATTGAGGATTTGGAGGTGATGTGAATATTAACGAGTGGATAGAGCAGTTGCGCTGGCTGTCGACAGACCAGAAGGTGCAGGTGCACTTTGAATTGCAAGAGCAGATCAAGGCGCATTACAAGCTGAGGGCTGAGGGCGATCATCTTGAAAGAGCGATACAGCTGTGCGAACAGTCAGTAGCATTCGCGCAACTGGCCATTGAGGCTTTGAGAGAGAAGTGGGAAAGGGATTATCCTGGGCAGGAGTTCTTTGTTCCAGCTCACCACGGATACCGACAGCTAATAACGATTATGAAGAAGCGAAAGGATATGAGTAGGGTAAAAGAGCTTCAGGCTAAGCGAGCAGCCGAGGGATGGGCTGAGTAGGCAATAAAACACCCGGCTCGGTGGCCGGGTTAGAAGTGAAATATATGTGAAGCAAACTTGTACAGCGCGGTAGCAATGCCGATGATAGCTGGCACCCCAAGCAATACGGCTAGTTTGGCTTCTGAAATTCTTTTTTCTACAGCATCTGTGGATGGCTTTTTATCGAGAGATTCTTTAATAGTTTCAAGCCTTTCAAGCACTACAGCCATATTTTTATCAATAGAATTAACTGTTGACGTCAGTTCTGAAACGGAGGTTTTCAGTTCTTTAGTGTCACTTTTGATGTGAGAAACATCATTTTCAAGAACAGCTACTCTGCTTTCCATGTTGTCTCCTCCATCAGTCGTGGTTGTCTTGATAAGACCATTATCACTCAATGATGATGAACTGACAACACGGCCAGCAGAGTCAGATGCAGCAATTTGCACCGCCTGCATAAGAATCGAAGCTTTAGTAGATGCTATGGATGACAATTCTATCCCTACGGTAGAGCCTATGGTGTCTGAGAAAGTCATCAACAATTTTCCGTTAGCAAGCTCAGATCTGGAGGCATCCATTGCTTTTAATCCTCCAGAATAGACTTCAGAGAGTTGTAAAAGTCTAAAGCTTTTTGTTTGCTCATAGTTATTGAAGCGACTTTAGTTCTCTGCATGCCTTGCACAGAAATTTCATTGTTTTCAAGGCCAATAACAGGAGACGTACTCAAAAAAACAAAGTTCATAACATCGTAACCCTCATTCTGAGTTCCGATAGTTACAACCCCATCAGCATTAGTTTCAAAGAAATTTTTATGCTCAACCAATTCTGAAAGGTTACTTAACTGGACTGTCTTGACATCTGACACTATTCTTTCCTCCATAAAACCTATTTTTCAATGAGTTAGGTGGGGCGTTAATTAGTCCGCGCTAAAAAACTACATGTGGACCATGTCTAACGTAATGACATTGATGCACCTGCACAGAACGCTATTGTTACGGCTACAGCTAACAAAAATTTGTAGGAGCCCGATTCAAGGTTCCGCCATATGATGGCGGTAAGAATCATAGATGTTACTAAAAATTGTAAAGTGATAAAACTCGAGCCATGCATAGCATTACCCAATATCTTATATTTCAACCCTATCTACGCGTGGAACGTCATCCTGATCCACATATCTAGTATGCTTCACGATGGCTGACACGTAGTGCATCTTCTCGACAAGCTCTGGACTTAGAGTTATTGGACGATGGTCACTGTTAACGCTCGTAAATTGGAAATCACCGTCACGGGTTTTGTTCATTATCTTGATCATGTTGTGACCGTCTTTGGTCCTTACGAAAACCTCGTCACCAATGTGGACGCAGGTGTTCGGCTCAATCACAACATACTCACCGGACTGAATGCGGGGCCACATACTATCCCCTTTAACCTTGAGTCCGTATGCATCCTTGTCCCCACTGTAAATTCGCAACCATCCTGCGCGAAACTCAATCATATCCACTGATCCATCAACCCCTAAGATGGCTTCGCCTACCACCGGAACATAACCGCTTCGGATAGAACCAGCAAATTCAATCTCATCGCTATGGGTTGCATGGCCATGAACGGCATCCATCCAGCCATTCGGCAGATTCATCGCGCTCTCAATTTTACGAGCCATTCTATCGCCAACGTTGCGAACTCCTTTGAGCATTTGGCTTAGCTGGGCCGGACTGATACCACACAGCTCCGCGAAACTCGCCTTTGTGGAACCGGCGTTTTTCAGATGCTCATCGATAAGGTTTTCAAGGTTGGACTTGCGGATTTCTTTATTTTCCATCCCCAGATTTTCACACCGTTTAGCAATGCGATAAATATGCAAATTGCTAAATATGCATTGCGTAATATTTAGCATAACGCTAAACTAGCTTTAGCAGTAACCAACAGGAGAAGCATATGAGTAATGAACTGCTCCGCTGGCGGAAAGAGGCATCAACCGACGAATGGTGCCGCCTTGCTTCGTTAGCAAAGACTTCCGTTGGCTACCTCGATCAAATCGCTTATGGATTTCGCCGAGCCTCGTCAGAAAAGGCCTATGCAATCGAGGAAGCTACTAAGAAGTTTTCCCAGCACGCACCAGTAACAAAAGAAAACCTGGTTTTTGCTCCTAAGAGGGCAACAGCCGCCTAAGCAGTACCCGCTCTTTATCAATCTGAACCGCCGACAACGCGGTAACTCATTTAAGTGGCAGACCCCGGTCTGCGCACGTATCTATCTAAACAACAAAGGAAGAATACCGAATGGAACTTACAAGCACACGCAAGAGAGCCAACGCAATTACCAGCAACATTTTCAACCGCATTGCTATTCGCGGTCAGAGAAATATCGCATCGCAGCTGGGCGTTGATGAGTCGCAAATTACCCGTTGGAAATCCAGCATGATCCCGAAGATGTCGATGCTGTTGGCAATTCTGGAATGGGGAGTGGAAGACGAGGAATTATCGAATCTTGCAAAGCAGGTAGCACTGCTTCTCACAAAAGATAAAGCCCCAAGCGCTGGAACGCTTGAGGCTTAGCAAACTGTGTTACGCCAACACAATCAACAGGAGACATTTTAATGCGAAAACGCAGGAAGTACCAGGAAAAAGAAGAGATTCGGCACCCTGAATCACCTGACGGGTTGGTTGTAGCGGCAGCCAATAACAGATCGTTCGCTGAACGGTTCATTGGTGTTTATCGACTGGCTAAGGCAGGAGTGAAGAATGGGCGTCGTTAGAAATTTATCGGACTACAGGCCGTCTCAGGAGGCCGTGGAGCGTAAAGTGGCGAGTCTTGACGATGGTTTTATGCGAATCGCTACCAGCATCGGAAAGCTAAAGCCCAGACTGAAACTCGCAGGTCGTGAACATCAGGTTTTTGACGCTGTTATTTATTGCACCTTCGGCTGGAACAAGTCAGAGGACAAGGTAACGAACACATACCTGGCAGATGTCACTGGTCTCGATGATTCTGATGTGGCAGCTGCCCTGAATGTTCTGGCCGAGCGGAAGATAATTAACTTACGGAAAGTCGGCGGTTTCAAACTGGTTAGCGTCAACGTGATGATTGACCAGTGGGTGCTAAATAAGACACCAAAAACACCACCAAAAATGTTGGGCGAAACCACCCAACAAGTTGGGCGAAAAAAGGTTTCAAGTTGGGCGAAAGTACCCGACACCCTAAACAGTCTTACCAAAGACAATTTAAAAGATACCCAAACCCACGAAGTGGGCTTGTCGGATGTTGTTTCTGAAAAGCCATTAACGCCTCGCCAGCTCGGAACAAACCCGAGAGCTACCGGCACCAATCCTCGCTCCAAGCTTCCGGCATTTGACCGTGAGCGATTGAAAGAAACCTGGAACAGCAAAGCCGAAAGATTCGGACTGCCTAAAATCCGCAGCGTCACCACGACGGTGGAGAATGGCATCAAGCGCCTCTGGGTTTCCTATCTGAAGCAGTGCAAGGAGCTGAAGCGGGAGCCCAAGGATATCGACTCACTGCTGAACGGTTATCTGGAGCACGGTTACCAGCCGACGCCGTGGGCGATGGGGCAAAACCCGGAAGGCAAGCGCTACGGAATTGAGACCGCGCTTCGCCAGGAGAAAATCGACCAGATTTTAGGGGCTGATAGCTGATGGACAGTTACGATTTTGAGTATCAGCTGGTCGGCTCGATGCTCGTGAAAGGCGATCACATCGATTGCCGTGAAGTGGCCGGCAAACTCCCCGCAGAAGCATTCGAAAATTTCCACCTCCGCACCATGTACCAGTCAATCGTCACCCTCCTGACCAAAGCCGAGCCGGTGGACATGTTCACTGTTCAGGCTGCTGTCCCTGATGGTACGAAAGACCTGGTGATTGAGGTCGGGGCCAAGTGCGTTACGGCCGCCAATATCCGTGGATGGGCTAAGCGTGTGCGCCAGTGCTGGATGCTGCGGCGTGGAATTGCCGAGCTTAACCGGGCGGCCGGGATTCTTGCATCGGCTGGCACGCACGATATTAACGACCGGATTGGCGAGGTGGGAAGCATCCTGTCAAAGCTTCAGTTCGAAACCAACGACAAGTTGCCGCGCCGCATTGCCGACCTGCTGGAAGACTACATGGCTGTGCTTGATAGTCGTCTTCAGGGTGAAGAATCCGGCCTGTACCTCAAGACCGGCATTCAGGCGCTGGATGACGAGTACGGCGGCTTCGACCGCACCGATTTGATAGTAATCGCCGGACGTCCCGGCATGGGCAAGACCGAGCTCGCCATCAACATCGCGAACTCAATCGGCAGGCAGAAGGGTAAGGGTCTGTTTGTCTCTCTGGAAATGTCCGACATGCAGGTCGTCGAGCGACACGTTGCCGACCGTGCTGGCCTGTCAGTAGGCGCGCTTCGTAACCCGCTGAACATGATTCAGGAGCAGTACACCCGCCTGACCTCCGCAACCGGTACGCTAATGGACGAAAACAACTACGTTATCGACGGATCGTTCACCGTAGACGACTGCATTGCCCACGCTGAACGACTGAACTCTGACGGCGGCCTGAGCTTCCTCGCTATCGACTATCTCGGGCTCCTTGAGAAGCCGAAGGCAGAGCGCAACGACATCGCCATCGCCGAAATCACCCGCAAGCTGAAGCAGTTTTGCCTCCGCAACAAGGTGCCGGTAATTCTGCTGTCGCAGCTAAACCGAGGGGTTGAAGGAAGAGCAGATAAGCGACCGACGCTTGCCGACCTCAAAGACTCTGGCGCAATTGAGCAGGATGCTGACGTGATTATCTTCCCGTATCGCGATGAGGTGTATCACGAGAACAGCGACATGAAGGGAATCGCCGAAATCATTATCGGCAAATACCGCTCAGGCGAGCCAAAGACATTCTACATGGGCTGGAGCAACGGTCACTTCGTCAACATCGACCAGCAGGAAGCGGCGATGCAGTACGCCCGCAACGAGAAACAGTCCTCCCAATCTAACGACTGGCGCTAAGTCGGCCGAACATCACAAGGATTAACCATGAGCACTATTAGCACAGAACAGGCCAAAGACCTGCGTAACGCATTTGAATGCTGGCAGCAGGACTATGACCCGGTAGAAGACAAAGAGCAGTACGAGATGTTTGGTCTCGGCGTTGTGGCGATGGATGAGCTTCTGGCTCTGCGCAAAGAGCGGGAGCGGGCGGAGCCTGTTTCCAGCCACATCAACTTGCCATACGCAGATCCTGATTTTGATAAGCCAGCAAAAGCCGAAACCGACCCCACCGCGCAGCAGTTCGAATCGCTGGCATGTAAGGCGGTGAGCGGCTGGATTCCATGCAGCGAGCGACTCCCACCTATAGCGCAAATGGTTCTTGTGCATCATGAAAATGAGTACGACTTCGGAATGGTTATCAATGGACATTTTAAAATATTCATTATGGATGAGTGGTCGTTTTTCGATGGAGTAAAAACAGCGCACTGGAAACCGCTCCCCGAGCCGCCATGCAAATAACCATCCACGACATAGACACCATCGCCAGATACATCGGCACTCCTCGCTTCATCGACATCGAAACACTCATCAAAAAACATCTCTTTACCAGCCAGCTGATAATGCTTCAGGCAATCAGTAAGGCGAGGTATTGAGTGGAGATAACTATGGCAACCATCAAAGCCAAAATCCTGCAGGTGATGCAGGGTGGCAAAGTCATGACCACAGCAGAGGTCGCAAACAGCGTAGGCCACGAGCTCAAAGGCGTCCGGGCCGTGCTTAATCAAATGTGCCATGACAAAGAAGTATGCGTCACCGGCTTCACCAATAAGCGCTGGCGTCTCCTCGAATCCGGCAGTCGCCGCGAGGAGCTAATCAGCTGCATCAAAACTCACGGACCGTTAACCGCGGAAGAGGCGAGTGCTATTTCCGGGCTGAGCTCAACCTACTGTGTCAACACGCTGCGTATTCTTGAGATGAACGGCGAGTTAACCCGCAAGATGGTCCGCACCTACGCATCAAACGGCAAGAAGACGCGATGCTACGCATACAGCCCCGCGCCGGAGCGAAAAGCTATCAGCAAGACGGCGGGCATTAGCCCGTTTGCAAAACTCATAACCTCGCGAATCGGAGCCTGATATGAGCGTCCTGATGACTGGATTTACCGGCGCAATGTTTCTTATTGGCGCTATCGCAATGCGAGATGGACTGATGTTCACCAACGCATGCGTATTCATTTGCTGTTCGTTGTTGCTGGCTAAAGAGGAGAAGCGCCGTGGATAAGAGCAGAGAGAAGTTTGAGGAAGCATTTGAAGAAATCACCGGATGGGAAGCAGAAGATTATCCCAATGAAGATTACGTGGATACTCTATGGCGCATATGGCAGGCATCCCGCGCAGCGGCAGAAGTAGAAATCCCGGAAGTCCTCGATTACTGGCTTGGTCGTGAAGGATTTGCTGAGTCCATCCGCGCCGCCGGTCTCAAGGTTAAGGGGGAGTGATGAGCTCCTCGGTTTTTGTCGTAAGCATCCCGGGCTTTGAGGGTGATATGGAAGCGGTGGCTGCATTCACCACATACAACAAAGCGAACAAATATCTGAATAAAAACGGAATAACTTCATGGGCAATTGAAGAGCTCAAACTTGACGAGGAATGCCATGAAACAAACGATATTTCTCAGGGGTAAGTTGCAACAGCAGGAAGCAATAAACTCCATTCTCGCATCACCTCTCGACACCGACCGCCCGGTTACAATCAGAATCACCGACTACAAGCGCAATCTTGACCAGAACGCGAAATTCCACGCGCTCCTGGCAGATATCGCTGCGCAGGTTCAGTGGTGCGGAAAATGGCTGCGTCCGGAGCAATGGAAGGTGCTGCTGATTAGCGGCCACGCGGTGGCGACAAAGCAAGAAGCTGAGGTTGTGCCCGGCCTTGAGGGTGAATACGTAAACATCCGCGAGAGCAGCGCAGAGATGAGCGTTAAGCGCATGTCCAGCCTCATTGAGTACACCGTGGCCTGGGCGACCGGGCAGGGCGTCAGATTCACTGACAGGAGGTATATGTGAGGCGACAGCGACGAAGTATCACCGACATAGTCTGCGAAAACTGCAAGTTTATGGTCCGACCCCGCCGCAAGAAGAAACCTGAATTACCTCCCTCTCAAATCCCAACATACGCGTATACGGCCCACCTTGCTGATGTCCGGTGGCTGCGTCAACGCGCCAGGAGGAAACATGACAGCTGAATACGAGTACGCAGAGCGTTTCGCCGACCTCATGGAAGACATGCAGGGCGATGGCGTGGATGCGATGAACATCCTGATGAATTACCTGATGGGATTCGTCGAGCAGATGAGCGAGGGCGAAGAGGACAAGGGACTCATCTGGCAACTGGAAGACAAAGAGCTGGTTATCACCATTGAGCCAGTAGACGGCACAAACACAGCGAGGCTGCACTGATGGAATATTCAAAGTTAAGTGATTTCGAAATTAACTTAAAGGTTGCGCACATCATTCTTGGGTCAGGTAACTACGACTGGAGCCCGGAAAAGAAGGAGGTTTATCTGGCTGGAATTGATGGTGGCGTTTTTTTGCCGAACGGATATTTCGACCCGTGCAACAACCCCTCCGACGCATGGCCGATTATGACTGAAAACAAGATTAGCGTTATGTGGATGACGGCAGAGAAGCAATGGTGCGCCTGGGCCAATGGAAACCTAGAGGAAGGATGCTGGGAATGGAGTTATTGCCCAGACGAATATCATCACGATGACAACCCGCTCCGCGCGGCCATGATTGTCTTCCTCATGATGCAGGAAAGCCAACATGCTTAACCCCAGCCAAACCCAAACCTACGAGCAGCAGAGCATAGCCAGAGCTCTCTGCGCAGGATGCAGCAAGCAGCTGGATGCCGATGAGGTATATGCCTGCGGCGAGTGCATCAACGAATGGCTTGTGTATCGAGACCCCAATCATTTTGTGGCGGAGGGTAATGATGACGTGGCTTTATGACATTTTACTAAAACTTTCCATGTTTGCGGCAGAAAGGCTCTACAAGGAAAAAGTCGAACAAGTTGATGTTTGGCTGAGGAGCGGGCGACAGGTGTGCCTGATGACAAGGGATAGCGCTGACCAGCTAAAGCGGGTTTCCGAAAGCCTCCGCGACGCCTGGACGCCACAACAAGTTGACGAGCTGAAGGCTGCGATTAAAAAAATCAGAGAGGAGGAGGCTAATGGCTAAATCACCTCGCCGACGCTGTAAAAACGAAGAGTGTAGAGAGTGGTTCCACCCGGCATTCGCTAACCAGTGGTGGTGTGGGCCAGAGTGCGGAGCAAAGATAGCGCTGGAGCGACGAAGCAGGGAACGCGACAAAGCACTCAAAGCAGCAGAGAAGAAACGACGAAGAGAAGAACAGCAGCAGAAAGACAGACTCAAGATTCGAAAGCTCGCATTAAAGCCCCGCAGTTACTGGATTAAACAAGCCCAACAAGCCGTAAACGCCTTCATCAGAGAAAGAGACCGCGACCTTCCCTGCGTTTCGTGTGGAACGATGAGCGCCGCTCAATGGGACGCTGGCCATTATCGAACAACGGCCTCCGCACCACAGCTAAGGTTCGACCCTCGCCAAATCTGGAAGCAATGCCAGGTATGCAATCAGCACAAGAGCGGAAATATCGTCCCATATCGTGCTGAGCTGATCCGACGCATTGGCATTGAGCAAGTCGAAGACATTGAGTCCAATCACAACCGCCACCGCTGGACTATCGAAGAGTGCAAAGCGATTAAGGCGGAGTATCAGCAGAAGCTAAAAGACCTGCGCAATTCGCGCGAGGAGGCCGCATGAGCATTTACAAGAGGATAGACGGCGATAAGTACCGAGATATCTACGTAGTGGGCGATCTGCATGGGTGCTACACAGCGCTAATTGGAGAGCTTGATAAGGTTTCTTTCGACCCTGCGCATGATCTTCTGATTTCCGTTGGAGATCTGATCGACCGCGGTGCCGAGAACGTCGAGTGTCTTGAACTCATCTCAATGCCATGGTTCCAGGCGGTTCGAGGAAACCATGAGCAGATGATGCTGGATGGTTTGTCTGAGCATGGAAATGTCAATCACTGGCTGGTTAACGGCGGAGGCTGGTTTTTCTACCTCGACTATGACCAAGAGATTCTGGCAAAGGCTTTGCTGCACAAGGTTGCGGAACTTCCGTTAATCATCGAGGTGGATAAGGGCGGCAGAAAGTTTGTCATGTGCCATGCCGACTACCCAAGCGACGAATATGAGTTCGGAAAGCAGGTAGATGAACAGCAAGTTATCTGGAATCGCGAGCGAATTAGCGAATCAATGGATGGCAAAGAAAGATGCATAAGCGGAGCGGATGTTTTTATTTTCGGACATACGCCAGCCCGAACACCAATGAAATATGCGAACCAGCATTACATCGATACGGGCGCTGTTTTTACGGGGATTCTCACTGTTCGCAACTTGGGATCAATGGAGGCAGCATGAGCGAAGTAAGCAGAGAGGTCTGCGAGGAGTATCTCGATGCCCTGGTCACGGTGGAGTTGGCCGCAAAGCTGGCGCACAAAGACGGACGCAAGGTTAACGGCGCTATCCGAGCAACGGTGAGTGCATTGCTGCCACGGCTGAGCGACCGGAAAGTCAGGGGCATATTCACTGGACTGGCACGCCAGCCATTCCCGGACGGCGCGCTAAAGATGCTGCGCCGACAACTCGATTCAATGGTAGGGGAGCCAGTATGAGTACAGTAACCCATATCTCATCAGCGCAGCAGCGCCAAAAAGACCGCGAGATGCTCGAAGATATCGACAATGCGTTGAAGACCAACGATGAGACGCGCAAGCGCCTTGAAGCAATGCGCCGAGAAGTTATCAATCGCCTCGGACTCAATAAGCCAAAAGGCCCGGAGGATGCAGCGTGAAGAGACTCACACCAGTATTTGGCATGGTTAACTTCATCGACGATGCGCACTTCCGCCGCGTATGGAAGCATCCGAAGAAAACCATCAACTCCCGCCAGAAAGCATGGGTGCATTACATGCTTCAGGTTTGGGGCAAGGTTAATGCAGGTGACGATTCGCCGGCTGGGGCTATCAACGTTATCGGGCGCCTGATGATTCGCAGCCAGTGGAGCGATGATAAGGCTAAGCAGATAGAAAGCGTTGTCATGCGGCTATACGAAGAGGAAGGCTTGCGGGGCGATGCTCTCTATCAGAAAGCTCGCGAACTGGTCATCCCGCAATCTTCATTCAGCAACATCATCGCTCTCGCCAAAGAATCAGATGATGCTGCGTTTGTTGAGCGCGTAATGGTTAAAACCTTTCACCGTGAAAGCCCCGTCCGCGATGTAGCTATTAAGCGATATTGCAACCGCAATTGCACGCAAGATATCGCTAAGCTGATGAGCCATATCACCGGAATGGATGTGCAGTCATGTCGGCGTCGTGTTGTCTGGTGCGAGAATGTGCTCGACTCGGAAATATTTTTTGCAATGAGGCGTGAAATTGAGAATGAATTTCCTCAATTGGCGGCTTAATTAATAAATATTTTCCGAAAGCATTGCATTCGCGAAATCGAAGTAGTATATTTCATGTATGCTCGGAGCAGAAGCGAACTGAGCAGCCCAAATTGAAGTCCAGGCCACCCGGCCGCAGACAATATTTAGAGTCTGCATGCTGGCTTGGTATGGCAAAAGCCCTGAGTTAATAGCTCGGGGCTTTTTTATTGGCGAAATCCGGTAAGGGCATTAGGCAGACGGCAACCCGCATTCCCCGAATAGCGCAGATGCGAAAGGTTGATGTGGAATTGTGACGACGCTCGTCAGTGCTCTTTCCAGTTTTCGTCACGTTATCGCAGGTAAATCACGGCGAGGGCTGTAAAGCTTTCCATTGATAACTACGCACCCCATGCTGATCCACTTAGTTACCTGCTGAGGCGCTACGCCGCATGCGGAAGCGAAATCTGCCTGGCTGGAGTAATTCTTGTCGATATAGTCTTTAAGCGGCATAGAAACCTCAATCAGTATTCAGAAAAACACTTCTCGACGAAACGCTCACTTTCTTCGTCCACTGATACAGCTTCATCAAACGCCACGTCATAACCGAGAGACTCAGCCTTGCGCTGAACGAAAGCGAAGAACTCTTTCGCTTCTTCTTTGCTCATGTCGAAACGTGAATCCGGTGCGTAGGTGTTAATGGTGATAGTGGTCATAGCATTTGCTCCTGTTTAGATGGGCAGATAATAAACCAAAAAGGTTTATATGTTATGACATACGTCACAATATCCATACAAATTTTAAGGCTCGCTTCGGCGGGTCTTTTTCGTATTAGGCCACAGGCAATCAATCACAGATGAACCCTCGCATCCGATGCCTCGCTGGCCTTTCCTAACTACACCACAGCCGACCACGGTCGGAGAGCTCAATATGGCAATGGAGTTTCTTACCAAAGAGTTTTTTATCGGCGCTGGTAGCTCTGTTGCCACAGCTCTGGCTGGCGCGATGGCGTTCAGTCGTTATTGGGTTAGCAACAGAGCCCGGAACGCTAACGACACACAACAAATCGACATGCTGGACAGGCAGGAACGCGGTCTCGACAGGCTTGAAAGGGAAAATCAGGAACTGCGTAAGCTCCTGCGTGAGCGGGATGAAGAGATACGCAAGTATTTCGAAGAGCTGGCCCGTTCCAATGCTCGCCTTGAAGTCATCGAAAATCAGCTTTCTTTCGTCAAGCAACAGAATGACCGCCTCACAGAAGAGGTGAAAAACCTAACCGAATCCAATCAAAGCCTGGCGGCGGAAGTCACGCTTTTGCGCGCAGCGCTGGGAGCACAGAAATGACAGGAACAGCTAATCAGGTCCCGGAGCTGGAGTCTAGAAACCTGCTGAGGCGAAGCCTCCCATGGCTGATAGTGATTGTTACTTCCGTCGGCATTTTCTTTGGTGGGGTTACATCGGGTTATTTCATATTTCGCGCAGAGAGTTTGCAGCGCACAGAAAAACGCGATCGAACAGTAAACGAAATTAAGCAGAAACTCGACAGCCTTCCACAACAGACCGCTGACAAGACAGCGGACAAAGTGAAGCAGGTCGTTCAGGAGGATGAAGGTAAATGAGCCAGATTATCCAGATCCTGAATTACGAAGAGGGCTATCGAGAAAAGCCATACATCGATACCGAGGGCTACCCCACGGTAGCTTGCGGCATCAAGATTGGCCCCAAAGGCGCTCAGCTAAGCAACTATACCTTCACGGTTCCTCGTCCTGTAGGCGACGAATGGCTTCATGTGTTCATTGATAACGTCATCAACCAATGCCGAAACAACCCGGCCATTAGCAGCGCGCTTCAGGCATGCAATCCGGCCCGCGAAGATATCCTTTACTCCATGGCGTATCAGATGGGCGTAGCCGGTCTCGCGGGGTTCAAAAACACGCTGGCGATGATTGCTAACGGTGATTTCAACGGTGCAGCCTCTGGAATGCTGAACAGCAAATGGGCGAAACAGACTCCAAACCGGGCCCGCCGCCACGCTGATGTTATGCGCACCGGTACCTACGACATATACAAAGGCATCATCTGATGGACGCGTTCAGCATGCTTCGCGGCGCAAGCGGCAATATCTCTTTCAGCCGCACGCAGGCCGCCATAGCGTTTCTGGTTTGCTGCGGTGTAGTGAGTTGGCAGGCATACAAAGGCACGCTCTCTGACGTCACCTTCGGCCTTTTCTTTGGCTTTGCCACTGCCGGTTATATCGGTGCCAAATCCATTGCCGCCAATAAAGACATCAAAGAGCAGCAAATAGACAAAGGCATTCCGCCGGAGGATAAACCATGAGTATTGAATTCATCCTTGGCATTGTTGGTGCGGTCGTCATGGCTATCGCTGCGGCTTTTGGCATTGGGCACTCGAAAGGGAGGTCGAAAGCAGAGCAGAAAGCTGTCGAGCGGGAAACCGAGATTAAGCTGGAAGCCGAAAAGGCTGTAGCCAACCGCCAGACCACAACCGCCAAAGAGGCATCTGATGTTAAAGACACTGTTTCCCGCATGCCTGGCAGCGCTGTTGACGACGAGCTGCGCTCAGAGTGGCTCAACAAGAGTTGAGGTGATCGATACCGCCTGCACATGGGTAAAACCGATCTTGGTAACGGAAGCTGACATCCTCTCCATGGATGATCGCACCAAGCGCGCAATTCTTGCCCACAACAAAAGCTGGAAAGCGAACTGCGGAACGGAAGCCACCAAATGAGCGGTTACTCCATCTACAACATCATCTCCGGCGGCTGTATCGGCGCGCTGATCATGACGCTGTTCATGTGGAGGCAGGAGAAAAGGCACAGAGCAGAGTTAACCCGCATCCGTGAAGAGCAAATCAAATCTCAGCAGCAGGTTATAGCCGAGATTAAGTCCATCTATCGCAATGCCAAAGGGTAGCTGGACAACCCACACGAAGATTCACCATCAGCAACAAAGCAATATAGGCCTCGCTAATGCGGGGCTTTTTTATTTGGGGCATGACAACCCCCCACGAAGAACTGCCACCCGAAATGGCAGAGCATGCAAATGCAATAACTGTCCGATGGTTATCGGCTATCGCATGTTGCAAGCAAATTAACCACACCGAACCCTAACCTGTGAAATGAGCCTTTGGAGACGTCAGTTTAGTGCTGGCGAACCTTCGGTGGGCTGGCGTTTCATTTCGGCAAAGGTTCATCTCACAAGTAAGGTAACGCAATGACTTATCCAACTGTAATCGTAAACGGCGTTTCGGTTCGCGTAGATAGCGAAGGGCGCTACAACCTGAATGACCTGCATGCTGCCGCCGTATTGAAAGGTGAGGCTACTGATAATCAGCGACCAAGCCAGTTCATGCGCAGTAAGCAGATTAGAAACTTTGTTCAAACTCTGAGCGGAGTGCAAAAATGCACGGCGGTCGAAATCATCAATGGCGGGCTCAATCACGGCGTATGGGGAATGGAGTTAGTCGCCATTCGGTACGCGGCATGGCTGAGTCCTGAGTTTGAAATTCGCGTATACGAAACATTCCGCGAGGCTGTTCTGAGCGGCATTAGCCATATGAACCAGCTAAACCGTCTCGACCTGCTAATTGCAACTGAAACGGAGCATGTAAGCGGCTGCGCTCGAACCATGAACAGATGGGGACGCGGTGGCCGCAAGGCGCTACTTAACAATGCCCGCGAACGAATTATCGAGCAGATGGATCCTGATATGGTTTCGCTGATGGAGGGCAAAGCCGCATGATGAAAACCATTAAAGGATTCAAAGTTGTCGTACTTCTGAATGAAGGTCATGAAGCCGGTTTGCCACCGGAAGAGCTTGGGTGGCAAAAAAATCCAGATCCAGAGATTAAAGATGGATTTCTGATTATCAGGAAGGGACTAAACACCTATGGCCTACCACTGAGCAGAATCCACTCCTTCAGCATTGAAGCGGCCACTGATGAGTAAGCATCACAAGGCGCTTTCTAACCAGAGCGCCTGATGATGAAAATGCTTGGTCTTTTTTAATGCCAACTGTAATTTAAGTAAACCTAATAAAAAACGGAGTTTATATGGCTTACGTGAAAAAAGGTTATCTTAAAGAGACTGTCCAATATGTCAGTAACAGCGGCATAAACTACAAATATGAGATATTCCAGCCTAGCGATGGATCAAGCTTTTATGCGGTGGTTTCGCGATTAGATGAGGCCATCCCAGGCTCAGGACATTACATTTGGATATATGATGGAAATGAAATTAACTTTCCAGATGGCACCAACCATGTCCAGTTCGCTGTAGATGAAGTCACTGACCACTTCAAGTTTAATTTTCAGGATTCATAACCGCCTACGGGCGGTTTTTTATTGGGGCAAACATGGCCGACATTTACCGCATCACCGTCAAGACCAAAACAGGCGAGACGCACGAAGGTCTGATGAGGCGATCTCAGCCAGAGATTATCAACGGCTTCATCGGCATCGCTCGCGAAGACGGATCATGGGTATACCTGGCACCTGATAACGTGCAGGAGATGGAATACGTGCCCGAGCCGGATAAAGACGAACAAACATCGTAAGGAATGACTATGGCGACCGAATCAAAAACTGGCCGCCCTTCTGATTATCTACCAGAGGTGGCTGCTGACATCTGCTCACTGCTTGCCGATGGTGAAAGCCTGCGCAAGGTGTGTGAGCGTCCAGGCATGCCGAACAAATCTACTGTATTTCGTTGGCTTGCTCAGCATGAAGAGTTTCGCGACCAATACGCGAAAGCCACGGAGACGCGCGCCGACGCAATTTTCGAAGAGATGTTCGATATCGCTGATACAGTAGCTGAAGAGGCTGCCGCAGTAGGTAAGGCACGACTTCGAATTGATACCCGCAAATGGGCGCTGGCCCGAATGAACCCCAAGAAGTATGGCGACAAGGTCAGCCAGGAAATCGACCACAAATCTTCCGATGGAAGCATGACCCCTCAGCCAACAACCATTCAACTCGTACCGGTAGAGCCAACACATGATCCAGACAGTACAGCTACCGATACCGGCGAAACTGGCACCACTGTTCATAGCGCCGAATAAGCGATATCGCTGCTCACATGGCGGCCGAGGTAGCGCAAAGACACGAACATTTGCACTAATGACAGCCGTTAAGGCTTATCAGGCTGCCAATAATGGCGAGTCAGGCGTCATTCTGTGCGCCCGTGAGTTTATGAACTCGCTGGAAGAGTCGAGCATGGAAGAGGTGAAGCAGGCCATCCGTGCCGTTCCATGGCTCGCTGCTAACTTCGATATCGGTGAAAAGTACATTCGCACGCTGGATAAGCGAGTTAGTTATGTGTTCTGCGGCCTGCGCCACAACCTCGATAGCATTAAGTCGAAAGCGCGCATCCTTCTGTGTTGGGTGGACGAAGCCGAGACAGTCAGCGAGGTGGCATGGCAAAAGCTTGACCCAACCGTACGCGAGGATGGCTCGGAAATATGGGTTACATGGAACCCTGAGCGCGATGGCAGCGCGACGGACAGGCGCTACAGGAAAGAGCCGAGCGACGACTGCATCACCGTCGAAATGAACTATATGGACAATCCTTGGTTCCCGACGGTTCTGGAAGGCGTCCGCAGGAAAGACCAGAAGCGCCTCGACCCGGCGACCTATGCTTGGGTATGGGAAGGCGCTTATCTCGAAAACTCCGATAAGCAGGTGCTGGCTGGAAAATACCGAGTAGCCGAATTCTCTGATGAACTCTGGAAAGAGGCAGAGCGCTTGTTCTTCGGTGCCGACTTCGGGTTCGCGAAAGACCCGAACACGCTGGTTCGCTCCTTCATCCTGCACAACCGGCTGTACATCGAGTACGAGGCCTACGGGCAGCAAACTGAACTTGACCATATGCCGGCGCTTTACGACAAAGTGCCGGGCGTGCGCGAATGGCCCATTAAGGCTGACTCAGCACGACCTGAGACAATAAGCTACCTCAAGCGGCAGGGATTCAATATCTCCGCCGCTGATAAGTGGCAAGGCAGCGTAGAAGACGGCATAGCCCATCTGCGAGGCTTTGACGAAATCATTATCCATCCGCGATGCAAAAACGTCGCTCGTGAGGCTCGCATGTGGTCGTACAAAACAGACCGCATTACTGGTGAAGTTCTACCGAAACTCGCTGACGGTGACGAGCATACATGGGATGCGATCCGCTACAGCCTCGACGGATACATTAAGCGCAAATCTAAAGGCGCAATCTTCTTCTAAGGAGTTCATCAGTGAGTGAACAACAAGGCGAGGTTTCATTCCTCGTGAACGCCCTTGCTGATGCGATAGGGCGGCAACGAATGCTGTACGCCAATCGACATAACGGCAACACCAAGCGCACCAAGCTGTGGGATGAGTTCGGGTATCCGAGTGATGTAGGTTTCGACCAGTACTATCGCGCTTATGAGCGCAATGCCGTTGCTCATGCCGCAGTGCATAAGCTCCTCGACGCGTGCTGGGTTGACAATCCGACCATCATCGACGGCGAAGAGAAGGATGAATCTGGCGAGACCACCGAATGGGAGCGCACTGTTGAGAAGCTTCTCAAGCGCCATTGGTCGAAGCTGAAAGACGCTGACCGCCGCAACATGGTTGGGCGATATTCGGCTCTGTTAATTCAGGTTAAGGATGGCCGCGAATGGAAAGACCCGATCAACACCGACTACATCAGGTCTCTCGGCACCGAGCGCCTGAAGGCAGTGGTTAAGCTTATCCCGGCATGGGAAGCGCAGATTAAGCCAGGAAATTTCGACACAGATACAATGTCGGAAACCTACGGCCAGCCTGTGATGTACAACTTCAACGAGCAGCCAGTCGGCGATGACGGTACTTATGGTCTGGTGCGTAGCGTTCAGGTTCATCCGAGCCGGGTCATCATTCTCTGTGAAGGTGCCGAAGATGAGAATATGCTCTCCGGCATTCCACTGTTGCGCGCCGGGTACAACAAGCTCCTCGATATTGAGAAGACGTCCGGTGGTAGTGCTGAAGGGTTCCTGAAGAACGCCAGTCGCCAGCTTGGCATCGCGTTCGACAAAGAAACAGACATCGCGACAATCCAGGCTCAGGCCAAAGAGGCAGGATTTAAAGATTTGGGTGAAGCCCTGAATGACAAAATGTCTCGCTTCAACAAAGGTACTGACGCAGCACTGGCGATGCAGGCTGGGCAGTTGTCGGTGCTGTCAGTCGCAGCGGCCGACCCGACACCTACATGGACAGTAGCAGCTAACGAGTTCTCCGCGACGATTCAGTGTCCGTTCACCATTCTCTTTGGTCAGCAGACCGGGCGTCTTGCTTCGGATGAGGACAAGACAGACTGGGCTAAGCGCTGCAATGGCCGCCGATGGGGCTTTATGTCCGACTTCATCACCCGCGTCATTGAGCGATTCTGGGAGATTGGCGTCATCGACCCGCCGAAGTCTGGCGAGGTTACGCTCGCATGGTCTGACCTGCTCGCTCCGAGTGAGAAAGAGAAGATCGCAAATATGCAGGCGATGGCAGCCGTTGCCAAAGACACTCAGGCTGCATTTGGTACTCCGGCGATAACGGAGAACGAGATTCGTGCTGTCGGCGAGCTGGAGCCAATCAGTGAACCAGAGGAGCCTTCCGGAGCCGCAACGACAGACCCGCTGACAGGTGACCCAATTGAACAACCGACAACGACCGGGCAGCCCGATAATTCCGCGCAATAAAGCAGACCCCACGCAGTCCTACCGACCTGTTAACCGGATGTTCCGGGATATCGAGAATCGCTATTACCAGATAAAACTGGCCCTGAAGCAGTTACTTGATGCTTATCTGGTCGGCAGGGAGCGCAGTGGTAATTCACTGTACGGGTACATCCTGGCGAGGGAAGGCAGTAAGCCGGATACGCTCTATCAGGTGAATGCGGGCACGTTCATCTACGATATGTCGCCACAGCAACTGTCTGACCTGCTGCTTCGCGTAGAAACGATTCTGGACGATTATCTTCTCGAAGGTGGGAGTAACAACCTTTGGGCGCTTCAGTACGTTTCTGATGAGTATCAGCGCGGCACATTGCAGGCATTCACGAATCTGTCAGCGCAGTCAGTAATCTATGAGCAGTCAACGACGCTCCAGCAATTGCTAAGTAGTCCGGCGTATCAAAACCAGGTGGCAGCGGCTTATATCTCCACTTACAGCGAATGGCGGGGAATAACTGATGCAGCCCGTGTTGATCTGTCGAACATCGTAGCTGATGCGATAGGGCGGGGCGTTAACCCGCGAGAAACAGCCAGCCTGATTAGCAAGCGCCTGGATGTGTCGATGAGCCGCGCCAAAACGATAGCGCAGACGGAGCAGGTAGGCGCGTTAAGGCAGGCTCAGTGGTCTGAGGCTGAATGGTCGAAGGAGCGATTGGGGATTAACACTGCACTACTGTGGATATCGGCTCTGAAAGCGACGACACGCCCCTGGCACGCTGCGCGACACGGGAAGACTTTCACAACGGAAGAGGTGGAAGCTTTCTACGCGCAGAATGGCAACCGGTACAACTGCTATTGCAGCCAGATTCCGGTGTTACTTAATGATGATGGGGGGCTTTTCAACGACGGACTGGCTGACAAGTTGGCGGAACAGCGCAATCACCATGCAGTGTCCCAAAAATAATTGTTCAAAATGTCTTTCTATAAGGATTTTTCGAAAATATCATCTATGAAAAATCTCTGAACAAAGACTCATGGATAAAGAACAGTTAGAACAAATTAACGAACTTGCGCTGGCTCTCACCCAACAACAGCTTGATGAAATGGAAATAAAGCTTACTGTTGGTTTCCTTACTCCAGCGCAGGCGCTGATGATAGAGCAAACTAGGGGTAAGGTTCTGGATTGGGTTAGCTGGTTTAAGCATGATCACGATAACCTTTCAAATAGGTTTACCTTGTCGGTTTCTTCAAAAGGCAGGCCTCCAATGACCATTGGGGCAGCTGTCTTTTCTTACGACATGAGTAACCACCATGTAAGCATTCACATGGTAGAACACTTCAAAAGAATTGCTTACGAAGACGCGCTTATAAAACGCATGGGGTTCTTGGCCCTTAATGTTGCTTATATATTCGCTCGCACGGTGCAGGCGACTCATATCCGTGTAATCAACCCACTTAAGGACGCCATTCCTTATTACCAATACCTTAACTTTAAGTCTATTAAAGTTGATTGTCTTGAAGCATCCATGGATTCGATCAGAGAGAAGCTTGAGCAGTTGCGAGGTTTAGGTGGCCAGCATGACTACGAATGGCAGGGAGATTAGCCACATTCAATAGTGGAATATTTTTGCAGGAGGAAGTAGACTGACGAAGTCGTCATTAGGAGGTTCGATATGAGAACTGTTCAAGAAATCCTTGATTCCATGAGTCCAGAGCTACGCCACAATGCTGCGAAGGCTGTGGAAGAGTCTCGTATTTTTGCTCCGTTCTTAGTGCAAATTCCATCCCCATCAGCGCTAAATGGTCTTTCTGAGCAACAAAAAGGTTTCTCTTCATGCGAAGAGAGCTTTGCCTAATATAATCTCCTACGAAATCTCTAAGGTCGCCTCGGCGGCCTTTTTTATTGCCTGAAATCCATCAATGAGGACGTAACGTGAAGCTATCCAGCATCCACGTTAAATCCCTCGCCATCAACTCTTCAAACATCTCAACTGAAACCATCGACGGTGACGAGCATATCGTCATTCGTGGCGTCGTGCCTGTCGTGGATGACGTTGTCATGAATGGCGGGTTGTATCCGGCTGAGGAGATTAACAAGAGCTTTAAAACGCTCGAAGGCAACCCGATGCCTTTCGGGCATCCGAAGATTGGCAACGAGCACGTCAGCGCCACTAACCCGCGAGCGGTTAATCAGTTCCACGTCGGCGCATGGGCTGAAAACGTCCGCAAAGACGGCGACCGCGTCGTTATGGACATGAAGGTCAACAAGCGCATCGCGCAGTCCAGCGAGAAGGGTAAGCGCCTTATCGAGCGGCTTGATGAGCTTCAGGCCAACTCAAACGCCGAGCCGATTCACGTATCTACCGGGCTCCTGCTGCGCCGCGAGCAGAACAGCGGCAAATCGAAGGGTAAGAGCTACTCATGGGTCGCTCGCAATATGCAGTTCGACCACGTAGCCATTCTTCTCGATGAGTCGGGAGCCGCAACCCCTGAAGAAGGCGTCGGCATCTTCGTTAACGCAGACAACTCCCAACAGGAAGTAAGCGTAGAAAACGCAGACCTTGCGCAGGCATCGAACTGCACCAGGGAAGGGCTGCTTAACAAGACCAAATTCTTCTTTACCAATGCATCCAATTTCTCATTCGACGATATCCAGCGGGCTATTAGCGACAAGCTCCGTGATGGTCGTGACAACGATGATTGGGTATGGCCGGAAAGCGTATGGCCGGACTCCTTCGTTTATCGGGATGCAGATAAATATTTCAAACAGAAGTACCTCATCGACGATGACGGCAAGGCTCAATTCGTCGGCGAACCTGTAGAAGTCGTGCGCAAACCACCTGAGTACGAAATTAAAACCAACGGAGAAAGAGATCCGATGAAAGACATGATTATCAATGCGCTGAAAGCCGCTGGTAAGCCGACAGAAGGCAAATCAGAAGCTGAGCTGCTGGATGCGTTCAACCAGATGGCTGTTGAGAAAGCAGCTTCTAAAGGTGAGACGCCGGAAGAAAAGGCTGCTCGCGAGAAGAAAGAGGCCGAAGAAAAGGCCGCCAAAGACAAAGCCACCAATAGCGAAGAAGCACCGGCATGGTTTAAGCCGTTTGCCGACAAGCTGAGCTCTATCGAATCCGGCCTGACCGCTAACGCCGACCAGGAAAAAGCGACCAAGCGCGAAGCGGTGAAAGCCAAATTCAAGCTCGACGACCTGGCAGTTAACGCCCTCGACGGCGCGGCTCTGGATGGCCTGTACGCACAGTGCGCTACCACTCGCAGCCTGTCCGGCGCATTCAACCATTCCACCGATAAACCCTTCTCTGAGATGCCGGAGTAATAAAAATGGCTAAAGACGGTAAACACGTAATTCACGCGGGCGGCGTATTCCCGAATCCGCTTCTGAACCGCGAAGGCGGGGCAGCCGCAGCGACTCAGCCTGGCACCATCGGCGTATTCACCAACGGCAAATTCACCGCATCCACCAACGGCGGCGAAAGCGCTGTGCTGTATGTGGCGAACTATGACTATCTGCGCTGCATGGGCGTCGATGACGTCATCCCCGCTAACGAGCTGGTCGTCGGCATTCAGTTACTGCCAGGCATGTTCCTGAACGTCCGCGCTGCTGCTGGCACTTATAACAAAGGCCAAGCACTGGCTATCTCTAACGGTCGCGTCACCTCCGGCGGCACTGCATCCGCAGTCCTGTTCGTGGAAGAAGACACACCGACAACCGTTGCTGCAGGCGACCTGCTGCGCGTAGTGGTCAAGTAAGGAGACCGATTAATGTTTGTATATTCCACATCACTTGGCGAAAAGACTCGCAACCTGGAAGTAAACCAGGCCCAATTCCGCGCGCTGCAGGCTGAACGTAATGCTACTGCACAGGCAGCCGCCGATTTTCTGGGGCGAGCTCAGGGTATCCGTGAAGACAGCGGTCGTCTTGATGCTGTTAACGCAGTAGACGATATCCGCCGCCTGTATCGCGCTTTCGATACTACTGTGCTGCAGCAGTTCGAGCCGAACACGCAATTTACTCTGCTGAACGACCTGATGCCGCTGTCTCGCTCTGTGCGTATCGAGCAATCTCGTTACGACTACGCTCGCACCGGCGGTCGCGGCTGGGCACACACATCAATGTCCGGCCAGATTGGCGCAGCACTTGAGGCTCGCACCTATACCTTCGACGGTACGATGGTTCCGATCCACGATTCCGGCTTCAAATTCACCTGGCGCGACCCCATCTTTAACAGCCCGTCAGCGCTTCAGTCTCAGGCTGATGCACAGCGCGGCTCTGTGGAAGATGTTCAGCGTCAGTACGTCGATTACATGTGGGATGGCTACCGCGATTCGGCAGGCAACTACGTGGACTTCGACGGCCTGACCTGGAAGGGCTTCCGCGCTGATGAGCGTGTCGCTCAGGTAACGCTGAACGTAAATATGGCGACCAGCACCGATCCGAAAGCCATGCGCGCCGAAGCAATCCGTCTTCGCGATGTTCTCAAGCTGCAGAACAACCAGTACGGCCAGCAGACTTGGTATGTTTCCTCTGAAATCGTCTCCAACCTGGAGCAGTATTTCAGCGACAACTTCCAGTCTCGCACCGTACTGCAGGAGCTCCTGACCCTGACCGGCATCGCAGCCATCAAAGAAGACGCGAAACTGCAGGGTAACGAAATCCTGATTGTTCCGCTGCAGGCTGGCGTAGTTGCTCCGATTGTAGGCCAGGCCATCGGCACCGTTGCCGACCCGCGTCCGTTCTACAACAGCGATTACATCTGGCGCACCTGGGGCGCAATGGGCCTGATGGTCAAAACCGACATCGACGGTCACTACTCCGTGGTTCACGCCACCGGCGAAGCGAGCAGCTAAGGAAGCGATATGGCACTGGTAAAAGTTATCTCATCAAACCTTTTTGCCGGTGCCAATTTCCAGAAGCTGGAGATTGGCTCTGAGGTAGAGGTTGCCGATTCAATCGCCGAGCGATGGGTTAATGCCGGTCTGGCTGAGTACCTGGAAGATCGCCAGCTGGAAGTCGCTACGCCCAAGCGCGGACGGAAACCCAAAGATAAGGAGTGACCATGGCTATCACGCCAATCACAGCAGCGCAGGTTAAACAGCAGCTGTCGTCCCTCGGTTACTCCATCCCTGATTTCATCATCGACGCATATCTCTGCAAGCTCAGCAGCATTGAGCAGTGCCTGGAGGCGTCTGGCTACGACGAATGTGACGTCGTGCTGATTCAGGTCTATGCCGTCTCTCTCATGGCCTTAACGGCATACAGTCAGCGCATTAAATCGCAGTCAGCGCCTTCAGGGGCGTCGCGGTCATTCGACTATACCGGCGATGTGCTTTCGATGCGTGACGCTCTTCTGTCACTGGACAAGAGCGGATGTACGGCGTCACTGCCGATTGACGTGGGTAGTCGTGTTGGCTTCTTTGATGTCGTTGGAGGTTGCTGATGTGTGAGAAAGAGCAGAAGCCCAAAAATCCCGACGAGGAGCCGTGGGAGTATGAGGATTACCACCTATGAGCTCAGTAGCTAACTGGTCATACACCGCGACAGCGACAATCTGGCGAAAGCTGGATGGTCAGGACGATTACGGCGACCCGCTGGGATATGCAGCGCCTGAGCAGATTCTCTGCGGCTATGAAGGCGGCCTGAGCAAGCGCATCGGCGGTATTGGTTCAGAAATCGTTGCGAAAAACACATTCTGGACTGAGTACGCACTGGCTAAGGCTGGAGACTATGTGCTGATTGGCATTTCCGACCTGGCTGACCCGAAAGAAGCTGGAGCGGATGAGGTTCAGCAGGTGCTTCGTTATGAAGACACCTTCGAACGGATCGCCGACGACTACGCCATCATAACAGGAGTCTGATATGGCCGGTAAAGTTCGCGGCATTGCCCAGGCGAAAGCCAATCTGGACGCGCTGATTAATGACGTGCAGGGGCGCAAGGTCGTCAGGGCCGTGCAGTCAGCGCTGTTAATCGGCGGGGCTCAGGCGGCGCTATACACCCCAATCGACACATCAACGCTTCTCAACAGCCAGTTTCGTGAGATTGACGCCAACGGCACAAAGGTAACCGGCAGAGTGGGCTACTCAGCCAACTATGCGGTTTACGTTCACGATCCGAGTGTTCCGCAAACCTTCCGCCGCGCCACAGCCCGCAAAGAGTTCCTTACCAAGGGCTTTGAGGACACCCGAGAGCAAATCGACCGGGTTATGAAGCAGGAGTTGGCGCTATGAACCCTCCGATGCATACGCGCGTGCGTAATTACTTCATGAATGCTGGCCTGACGGATGGCTTTAAGGTTCAGTTACTGATGTGGACCGACTCAGGAACTGAAACTGACCGTTTTATGGTGTTTCGTCCAAATGGCGGCAGCAATATCCGCAATGGCCTCGGCAATGAGCAGTACATCCTGGTAGACGTTATCGGCGCAAAAGGTGGCAACGCATTTGTCGATGAGCGCGTGCAGCAGATAGTCGATTACGTCCAGCAAAACCCCATGACCGATGATTGCGTCGGTTATCTCCAGAATATGGGCGCTATGCCCGCACCAGTTCTTACAACCGAGGGACGCCTTGTCTATCGGCTTCAATTCGTCGCCACCTACGGCGAGTAATTAAACGTCAAAGAGGAAGTAACATGGCTAATTGCCCAACCAGCAACGAACGCTTGTTCGGTGGCGCTATTGTGCTTGAAGTTGCCGACGGCTGCCCGGACACCGTGCCGCTTGAATCGGAATTTAAAGCGCTGGCCGCCGGTACGTCAAAAGGGTTCGACTTCAGCCCGAACACCGTGACCAGTGATGCTGACGATGGCGGCGGCTTTGTCGAGAGCATCACCACAAACTCCGACTTCACCATCAGCTTTGAAGGTGAGGTGCGCAAAAACGACAAGCTCGACCAGTACGGTATCGGTCGTTTCATCAAGTACTTCGCTACCGAGCTTAAGGCCAAGCGACAGCCTGGCATCTGGGTTCGCATGGAATACGGTCCGGTGACCTTCCAGGGTTACATGGTTATCACCGCCCTCAGCTCGGACGGCGGCACTAACGACATCGTGACCTTCTCCACTGAGTTCAAAGTGGGTGACTCCAGCACCGTGCAGGTTACTGATACCTCCGAACCTTCCAGCTAAAACACTGCGGGGCGCAAGCCCCCTTTCTGAGACAGAGATATGCAGGTTCTGATAAACGGAATTCCTTACGAGCCAGCGTCGGCGCACTCATCTGGTATTGGTATTGCCATCACCACTCATAACCGGCCAGACGTTCTGGCACGCGCTCTTGAGCAGCACCAGAAACATCTGCCGCCCGGCGCAGTGGTTGTGATTGTCGATGATGGCTCGGTGCCGGCAGCCGCAGCACCCGAATCTGCAAGGCTTATACGGCACGAGCAATCTCAGGGCATCGTGGTATCCAAAAACGCCAGCATTGAAGCCCTCATTGATTCCGGTTGCGAACACCTGTTCCTGTGGGACGATGACGCATGGCCGATTGCTGATGGCTGGCATATTCCGTATATCGAATCTCCTGAGCCTCATCTGGCATATCAGTTTCTTGACCTAGCAGGCCCGCGAAAGCTGAATGACCTTTCAGTCCTGTACCGCGATGAAAAACACATCGCCTACACAGGGCAGCGCGGCGTGATGCTCTACTACCACCGGAGCGCGATTGAAAAGGTGGGCGGGTTCGATCCGGTTTACGGGCGCGGAATGTACGAGCATTCAGACCTCGCTCTGCGCATTCATAATTCAGGGCTTACATCATGGGCATATGCAGACGTTACCGGCTCTGAGAAGCTGATTTACTCCCTGGATGAGCATGAGTCGGTAGAGCGCTCAGTACCCAAGCCAGAACGCGAGCGTCAGGTCAGCAACAACGTAAAAATACACAACGAGCGCCGCGACACAGGCTACACCGGATGGGCGCCGTACCGCAGACAGCGTAATGCCGTCATCACAACCTTGCTGACCAGTCATCCTGACCCGCAGCGAGGAACCAGGATGAAGCCAGAGCAGTCGCTTGTCTCCAGATGGTCAGAATCGATTAAAGGTGCCGATGCGGTCATTCTCGCTGACGAGTTTGAATACTCACCTCCAGGCCAGACGACGGTTCGCGTGCCTGTTGTGGATATGAACGTTTACTTCCGGCGCTGGCTGCATATCTGGCAGCACCTGCGCGAGCATCCGGAATATCGTTTCGTCTGGTGTACCGACGGGACTGATGTCGAGATGCTTCGCTCACCATGGGAAGAAATGCAGCCTGGCGTGATTTATGTCGGCTCTGAGCCAAAGACATATTCCGATGAATGGGCCATCAAAAATCATCCTGAGCGCGTATACCAGTCATTCCTGAAGCAGTACGCCAGCGACACCATGCTGAATGCCGGATTACTTGGCGGATTACGCGAAGATGTCATGGAGTTTGCTCACCGCATCGTGCGGCTTTACTACCGCATTGAGTCGGAGCGCTTCTGGAAGAAAGAGGGGGCAGCCAGGGCGGTTGGCGACATGATCGCATTCGGCATCGTGGCGAAGTCTTTCGGTGACCGAGTTATTACCGGCCCGAAAGTGCACACGGTGTTTAAGACCAACGGCATCGGCAAGGAAACAGCATGGTGGCAGCACAAGTGACATTCGCAGTGGTAGGCCATCACCGACGCAGTGAAAAAGCTCACAGGCTTGCTGAGAGCCTCAATGCGCAACTTTTTATCGATGACGCCGACCACGGAGCCAACTGGAATCACCTTAGGGCCGTTAAGTGGGCTTCCGGCCAGTCAGCGCGAGTGGTCGTACTGGAAGATGATGCCCAGCCGGTAGATGCCTTTGCAGAGCTTGCGGCTGAATGGTGCGCCAGATTCCCTGATGAGCTAATCAGTTTTTACCTCGGCACTGGTCGCCCTCCGCAGTATCAGCAGCAGATTGCTGAACGTCTTATTGCTGCTGACAGGTGCCGTGCGGATTACATCACCCTGAACCGACTGATTCACGGCGTCTGCTATGCGCTGCCAGCCAGCGGAATTAACCGCATCCTGATGAACTGGAGCCAGCGTAAACCGGCGGACTATGCGCTCGGAGACGCATGGGGAAGGGATGTTATTTACCCTTGCTACTCCCTCGTCGACCATGCCGACGAGATGCCCGTGGAAAAGGCTTTCGACGGCCTGCCGAGAAACGAGAGAAGAAAAGCGTGGAGGCTTTACCGGTGAATATACCGATTAAAGAGATTGGCGAGTGCCTAATCAGTGTTGACGGTGAGGATTATTTCTTCCGGCCTTCCTTCGTTAACATGTCGCGTATTGGTGAACCAGAGGAAATCGTGCAGGTGTTTTACGACCTGCACAACGATGAAGTAACCTGCCTTGTGAGTCGTTCCGTTGAGGCTTACGGATACGTTCCGCAATGGCTTATCAAACACATCAAAAGCACCAGTTACGGCCGCAAGGCGTTTCTCGCTTCAGTGGTTGTTCTGAATGCCTGTTGTGACAAAGACGCTGGCCCGTTGACCGGCGTATTCCATCCCTCTAAAGGCAGCGGGCGCACATTCAAGATCCGCAAAGGCGCCTTACCAGAATCGGACATGCTTCTGATTGCGCAGTCACTGATAACCCATGGTGTTATCGGGAAGGCTAAGGTTCGCAGGCTCCAAAGGCATGAAAACGGGGAGACCAGCACTGAGTTCCGCGCCGTCGATTACATGGTGGCCGCGCAGGCACATTTCGGCATGACCGAGCAGGAGGCTGGCAATCTGACGATGACCAAGTTTCAGATGCTCCTGGCAACGAAATATCCTGAGCAGAAAGGTTTTACTCGCGAAGAGTACGATCAAGTAGCCGAAGATTACCTGGCGAGAAAAGCCAAAAAAATGATGCGCGCCCCTGACAAAAGATCAGTAACACCCTTCGCCGGATGAGGTTAAACTCCTCAAAAAAGAGAAAGGGATTAGTTATGCAGGATGAAGAACAACGTCAGGCTGCACTTCGTTATCAACTACAGCGCAGATTGGAAAAAGTTACTCCAGAGCTTCTTTCTCAATTCATGTATGAGCGCGGCGTCCCTGTGGTCAAATGTCTTTTATGTCACAGCAATGATATAGGCATACCTCAGGCATCAGTTTTTACGGTTGGTTCATCTGTTGGCGAAAATCATACCTACGTTCGCCACACCGTCTTAAATACCGACGGGCCTCCTCTTGCACTGGATCGGTATGAGTACCGCTTGATTTGTAATAATTGTGGCTATACGAGCCATATTGCGGTGTATCCGGTGTTAAAATGGCTAGAGTCGAGAGGTGGCAGCAGTGAGTGAGGCTATGCAAGATAATGTTGCTATCGGAAAGTTTCCGCAATACAGAAAGGCCGATGGCGGTGGACCAACAGGAGGCGACGACGTGTTAGAGCCAAGAGTTGCCAGACTTGAGTCTGATGTCGAATATATCAAGCGGGACATCAGCGAGATAAAGCCAGACATCAAGAGTATTGATGGCAGGCTTTCAGGAATTGAAAACAGCCTTTCCTCCGCGAAGACAACAATCAAGGTTGTCGGCGGGGTTGTAACCGCTGCGCTTGCTGTGTGTACCTATCTATTTGGCACATACATATCAAGAATGGTAGATGCATTGAACGGAATTGTTCTCAAGTAAACCCAAACCCGCCCCGGCGGGTTTTTTGTATGCAATCCCCCGCAAGTTTCCCTCTCATTGGTTGATATGTGATCGCTTTTTGATAAGATCGCGAAAAGCTATGGGTAGGGGATGAGTGTGGACGCCGGAATGCTTTTTGGCCTAGTCGCGATGGTAGTAATAGCTATCGTCGGATTTGCTAACGTTTCATCAAAAGAAAAGGCCGCAAATGATGATGACGATAAGAGTGTGCTTTTTTTAGATAAACTGGCTGAAAGCTCCTTGCTTGAAGAAGAAAAGCCCCATCTTGTCATCATCTATAGGCAAAGCGGTAACATCCAGCAGAAAGACAAGGTATACCCAACAGCGTCGGCTGCTATCAAGGCTGCCGCATCTACCTTCAAAAGAGCCAAAATCCCTTTTGTGGTTATTAATGAAAACAGCCCTAATAGACTCGCTTTTAGTCGACCATGGCACAATCACAGAGGGGCGGCAGAAGGGAAGAAAGTCGGGTCAGCTGTCATAGTTCCGCTGAATGCTCCATGAAGATTCTTCAGAAATACTCAATCTGTAGATAATGCTCTTTCGCTGTTACGATAAAAGATAAATTTGATGATGAATTGAGGAATATCATGAGCAAAAAAGGAGCGGCAATTGGCATTGTACTGCTGTTGGCATGTTTTGTAGGTTCGGTGATTCTGGTGCCCCAAGAGGACGCGCAGGGTGCGGCGATGGTTAGTGCTTGCGATGCACTGACCAAGAGCCAAATGAAGTCACCATCAACTTATAAAATGTTGGACTCATTATTTGAAATAAAGAAAGTTGATAAAGAACACATCTCTGCCAAATTAAAGCAGATAGGTAACGACTCCATAAGCCAAGGTGTTGCCAAAGGCTACTTAAGCCTCAGTGAAGGAAAGGCTTTTGTTGATTTTGAAGCACAAAACTCCTTTGGGGTGCCATTAAAAGGAACCACGCAGTGTAACTTCAATATCTATGCTGACTCTTGGGCGTCCCTTGAATCGGCAACGGTGGGTGATAGGGATGTGAGCATGGCTGATATAATTATCACATCATCTGAACACAAGGTTGATTCAGGATTTTCATCAAAGCTTAAATATCTTAAATTGAAGATTCTTCAAAAAATCTGATTTATACACAGCCAAAACCCGCCAAGTGCGGGTTTTTTGTTTTCTGGAGATCACCAATGGCCGGAGATAAGCAGTTAGGCAATATCGTCTACCAAGTGGAAATGGATGTTGCTCAACTCATTGCAGCGCAGCGAAAAGTTAACCAGCGCCTTGACCAGATGGACGGTAGTTTTAATAAGTCATCTCAATCCGCTGGTCGTTTTGAGGGGGCATTAAACAAGGTTGGGCTTGCTATTGCTGGCGCGTTCACGATTGAAACGGCCAGGCGACTAATCGAAATTGGCGACCAGATGAATACCCTGCAAGCCAGGGTTGCGCGCCTTAGTCCAAGCGTTGATGCTGCCAAAGAGTCAATGAAGGCACTGTCAGCAATTGCCTCTCAAACCGGGAATAGCCTCTCAGATACTGAGCGACTTTGGGAGACTCTCACTTCAGCTCTGAAAGAGACGGGCGCAACAAATTCGCAGATTCTTTCCCTGACTGACACGCTCCAAAAGATAGGCACTATCGGCGGGTCGTCTGCTGAGGAAATGTCTAATGCCCTGCGACAGTTCGGGCAGTCAATCGCAGGCGGCGTTGTTCGCGCTGAAGAGTTCAACTCCATTCTTGAGCAAATGCCGGAGCTAGCAAGGCAGATAGCGGCTGGTTTAGGTATTTCTATTGGTCAGTTAAGGCAACGGATGCTTGAAGGCAAGCTAACCGCTCAGGACGCGCTAAACGCTATTCAGAAACAGTCGGAGAGTGTGAATGCTGAATTCGACAAAATGCCAGTTAGCGTCGACAGAGCTAAAAACAGTCTTGATGTTGCCTTTAAGAACGCAATAAGTGATCTCAACCAGGCCATTGGGCTTACCTCGACACTTGCTGGATTGATGCAAAATGTCGCCGACAACCTTAATTACTACAATAACAATGCAGGCGACGCTGGCAGGATGCCAAAGCTCATTGAATTGCAGAAAAAATATAACGATGAGCTTAAAGAAGGCAGGAAGTGGTATGACTTTTCGGATAAAGATTGGGAGATAAGGCGCGGTCAGGCAGCGTTCGAACTTAAGCGCGTAGAGCAGGAAATAGCCAGCATTAGAGCCAAAGCTGCAAACGAAGCCAAAAATAACCAAGGTTTCAAAAGTGCATCAACCAATGGCGATGATGCAGCAACCCAAAAGCTTGTCAAAAACTCGGAGCGCAGATTAGCACTAGCCAAGCTTGAAGGAGAGGCGAGAGCAAGGCTGCAAGCTCAATACGATGCTTCCGATGCCGGTATTACTGACCAGAAACGTGTGAAGGCTTTACAGGACGAGTATGCCGAGACATACCGGGTAACTGAAGCAAGAAAGCAAAGCAACAAAGAGGGAAAGCAGTCAGCCAGCCAGGCGGAGTCGATAGCGCAGAAACTTGAGGCGCTAAAGCAGCAGTCTCAACTTGCTGCCGACTCAACTGGTGAATTGAGCAGAGAGCAGGCAATGTTAAATGCTGAGCTTTCACTTGGGAAAGGCGCTACCCAGGCTCAAATTCAACAGGCAAGGCAGTATGCTGCGACAAAATGGGATACGGCCAATGCTATCAAGGCACAGGCTGCCGCCGAGAAATTGCTTCCAGAAGCGCGAGAGAACGCCAGCTATAAGCAAGACGTCCAGGATTTGAATACAGCTCTTGCGGCAAAAAAAATTACCCAAGAGCAATACAACCAGACTATAGAGCGACTGGAAGCCAACCATCAGGCTACATTGGCAAAAATCAGAGCTCAGGCAGTGGTTTCTCCTCAGCAAGAGGCTGTTGCTCAGGTAAACCCTGTGCAGCAATTGGCGAATGAAAACGCTCAAAAGCTGGCTCTTATCAAACAATTTGAGCAACAAAGTCTCTTGTCTCATCAGCAAGCGATGGAATTACGAAATGCCACAGACATGCAGTATGAGCAGCAAAGGATTAATGCTCAGTGGGAAATATACCGTAATCAGAGCGAAATCAACCAGCTCGCCGCTTCTGCTATCGACTCGCTTCAGGGCGGAGCAACCAATGCGATAACCGGGCTTGTTAACGGCACCCAAAACCTTCAGGAAGCCTTCGCCAATATAGGCACTACCATCCTCGGAAGTGTGGTCGGCGGACTGGTTGAGATGGGCATCCAGTGGGTAAAAAGTCAAATCATGGGCCAGGCTGCGGCGGCGGCATCACTTGCTTCAACGATGGCACAAGCAACGGCAGCTGCATCAGCATGGGCTCCGGCGGCCATTAGCGCATCTATTGCCACCTATGGCTCAGCGGCGGCTGTCGGTCAGACGGCATATGCTGGCTCCCTGCTTGCAGCAAAAGGAATGGCTGTTGCTGGCGCGCGTGAGCATGGTGGGCCCGTGTCGGCAAATTCCATGTACCGGGTAGGCGAGGGCGGTAAGCCCGAGATTTACCAGGCTAATAACGGAAGCCAGTACATGATACCGGGTGACAATGGTCGGGTGATTAGCAACCGGGATATGCAGAAGGGCGGGGGCGGCGGGAGCAGCATCGTTCAGAACATCAACTTCGAAATAAACACTACTGGCGGCATAGATGATGCCACTATGTTGAAGATGGCACAGATGATGAAACAAGTTAGCCTCAATACCATTCGTGACCAGCAGCGGCCTAATGGTCTGCTAAACCGGGGGAAATAATGCCGCAGACATTCACCTGGTCACCACAAAAGGCGTTCACCGTTGAGCGCACACCTAATGTAGCGGTGGTCAAGCTTGGCGACGGTTATGAACAGCGCCAGGTTAAAGGTATAAACCCGCTCATGGATAAGTACTCGCTTGTCTTCAGGGGTGCAGACGACAACTGTCGGGCTAATCCGGTAAAAGCTATCGACGCGTTCCTTAAAGCAAGAATGGCCGTCGAGTCTTTCTACTGGACGCCGTCAGATACCGGGATACAGAAGTTATTCGTCTGTCGATCATGGAGCACGGTCAAAACGGGCGGATATTACGAGCTGACAGCCACTTTCGAACAAGTACCACGATAAGCCACCTTCGGGTGGCTTTTTTAATAGGAGTTTTCCGTGCGCGACATACCAGCGGAACTGATTATCGAAAGCGTTGACGCGGGCGTTGGCGCATTCATTGACCTTTTCGAGGCAAACCTTCAGCCCTATGGCGGCGATGTAATCCGCTTTCACTCCGGCACCAATGGATATTACGGGGACGTCGTATGGAAGGGGGCCATCTATCCTGCATACCCGATAGCCGTTGAAGGGTTTCAGAGCAATAACGAAGGGGCGTATGCGCGCCCAACCATGACGGTTGCAAATATCACCGGCCTGATAACCGGCATTAACCATGACTTCGACGACATGCTCGGGGTGGTTATTACTCGCCGTCAGGTGCCGGTTAAGCATCTAGATGCCGTCAATTTTCCAAATGGTAACCCCGATGCAGATCCATCGATGGAGGCGGTTTCTCGTTACGTCGTTGAAGAGATGACAGAGGAAACCGCCGAGCAGGTCACCTATACCCTGGCAACGCCAATTGATTGCGATAACGCCATCATCCCGGCAAGAACCATTCTTGCTGATGTATGCCAGTGGCAGTATCGCGGGACCGGATGTGGATACGACGGTCCGCCAGTTGCAGACGAAAGGGATAACCCGACATCTGACCCTGCCAAAGATAAATGCTCACACAGGAGGACAGGATGCAGGTTTCGATTCCCGCGCCCGGAGCCAATGCCGATAAGCAGCTTCCCAGGCTCACAGAAGGTGAACTGATTCAGCAGTGCCTCGATTATGCCGCGACATCAGGTGAAGAGGTGTGCGGGCTAATCATTGATGACTCAGTGTTCTTCCCATGCAGTAACTCACACCCTGAGCCAGCGCGACACTTCCGTATAAGCGATGACGACTGGCTTGCAGCAGAAGAGCAGGGTGACATCACGGCGGTATTCCATTCACACCCTGAAAGCATCTCCGTCCTCTCAGGTGCAGATCGTCATGCGCAGGTGCTGACTGACCTGCCATGGTGGCTGGCATCTAATGGCCGGTTGCTCAAGTTCAGGGCAGTACCGCATTTGCTTGGCCGCCGGTTCGAGCATGGAGTGATGGATTGCTACACCCTTTTTCGTGATGCGTATCATCTCTGCGGTATCGACCTGCCTGATTTTGAGAGGACGCAGGGGTGGTGGCTGCGGGAAGAGAACCTGTATCTCAAAAATATGGAGGCCAATGATTTCCATCGGGTGGAACTGTCGGAAGCTGAGCCCGGCGACGTAATCATTCGCCAGCCTTTCCCTGGTGCTGACCCATGCCACGCCATGATCCTCCTGCACGAAAATATGGTGCTCCATCATGACTGCGCTGGTCACCTCAGCCGCAGGGAGCCTTACAGGCCAGCGTTCATTAAGCAAACTCATTCCATCTGGAGACACGAAAGGTGCTCATCTTTAAATTTGCAGGGCATTTACGAAGACATTTCCGCCAGGTCGAGATGAATGTTGAGACTCCTGCTCAGGGGTTGCGTCTTCTGTTGGCACAGAGCCACGAATTCAAAAAGGATTTCCTGAAAACCCGCATACGCATCCGTGTGGCTGGCGAAGATGTGACAGAAGAATCCATCCGCCTGCACATGGACAGGAAGCTTCCTGATGGCTCAACCGTGCTTTTCGTTCCTGTAGTGGAAGGCGCTATCACAGGCACCGTAGCCCTGGTGGCTACGCTAGTTATAGCCGCAGCATCTGTTGCTTACTCCATTTACATGGCGCGCAACATGAAAACAAAGAACGCTGCAGAAGCGGCAGAAAATAACACCATCACGAACAACTCTTTTACCAGCGCTGAAAACCGCGTTGGTCAGGGCCGGCCGGTGCCTCTTCTTCTTGGAGAGATGGTGGTTGGCTCAAACGTAATATCCCTCGGTATCGACACTTCGAACAACCAGGACTGGACAGAATCAATTAGCTAAGGTGGCTTTATGTCTTCAGGCGGCGGCAAGGCCAGCACCCCCAAACTTCTCGACGATAACCTCAAATCAAAACAGTTTTACCGTGTGCTGGACCTCATCAGTGAGGGGCCAATTTACGGTCCGGTAGACCAGTCACACCTTTCCTCTTTCATGCTGAACAAAACGCCTATTACAGATGCCAACGGTAATGTAAGCATCAACGGGGTGAGTGCTGCCTGGCGTCCTGGTTCAGAGACACAGGCACCAATAAATGGGTTTTCTGCCATAGAGGCGACCACTATTGTCAATACAGAGGTTAAGTATGCAACGCCTCTGGTGCGAACCATCACAGATCAGGATGTGACGCGTGTGCGCTTCAACGTTGGCGTTACCGGACTTGTTCAGCAGGACACAAAGGGAAACCAGAAAAACACGTCAGTAACGCTTGTTCTTGAAACCCGCACTGCATCGGCAGGCTGGGTTCAGCAGAAAACGGTCACGATTAACGGCAAGATTTCGGGTGAATATCTTGAGGCTCATGTCATCGATGCGCCTGACATTAAACCATTCGATATCCGTGTACGCCGCGTAACGCCTGACAGTACGAGTGACCTGCTGACTAACGGCACTATCTGGAACAGCTTTACTGAGATAACCGACGATAACCTGTCCTACCCATTCTCGGCGATCGCTGGCGCTGTAATCGACCGTGACCAGTACACCGACACCCCAAGCCGCACCTATCATCTTCGCGGGCTAATTGTTGATGTGCCGGATAATTACAACCCAATCACCAGAACCTATACCGGTTTATGGCTCGGGGGCTTTAAGAAGGCATGGACCAATAACCCAGCATGGCTTTTCCGTGAACTGGCAAAGAATACGCGCTTCGGACTGGCGCGCAGGGCGGGCTCAATTGATGTCGATGACGGCGCGCTGTATGTCCTTTCTCAGTATTGCGATCAGCTTGTAGATGATGGCTACGGTGGGAAAGAGCCCCGAATGACTCTGAACGCCTACATTACTGAGCAGGCCAGCGCCCGCGACATTCTCGACAAAATTGCCGGGATGTTCAGAGGGATTGCACTTTGGGACGGCATGCGGCTGACAGTTATGCTGGATGCCCCGCAAGACCCTATCGCCACAGTAACCAATGCTAACGTGGTTGACGGGAAGTTCAGTCGCAGCTCGGTTAAGCGATCGGAGAAGTACAACGCTGTCGTGGTGTCCTGGACCGACCCGGATAACGGCTGGGAACAGGTGAAGGAATACGTTTCTGACGATGCGATGATCGCCAGAGGCAATTACAACGAAACCACTATCGAGGCCTTCGGGTGTACGTCACGCGGCCAGGCATGGCGAGCGGGTAAGTGGATTCTTGAGACTGCGAAACGTGAGAGCAACAGACTGACGTTCCAGATGGCGCGAGATGCCATCGCATTTACACCGGGCGACATCATTGAGGTCATGGATAATGATTACGCTGGCGCAAGGCTTGGCGGTCGAATCCTTTCGCACTCAGGGAATAAAATCACCGTAGATGCGAATCTCTCCGGCCTGGTATCTCCCAGCGATGTTATGTCCATTATGGGAAGCAACGGTAAGTTCTCGAAGTATGAAATCACAACGGTGTCTGGTTCTGTCGTTACACTGAAAACCACGCCAGCATGGGTAAGGGACGGGACTGTATTTGCTATCTCCACTACGGAGGTTTCTACTCGTCTTTTCCGTATCCTGAGTATTGCCGAGACAGAAAACAACTCCGTTTATAGCATAACCGCCTCGCAGCACGATCCGAACAAACAAGCTGTGGTAGATGCCGGAGCAGTATTTGAGGTGCCGAACGACACGCTGAACGGCTATCGCGTTCCAAATATTGAAAACCTGCGCGTTATTAATGTAAACAGCGAAACTGTACAGGTTACGGCTACTTGGGAGACGGCCACGACTACCAAAAAACTGGTATTCGAACTCTATGTCTATAACGATTCGGGGAAAGTGGTTGCGCAATATCAGACCGAGAAGTTTAGCTATGACTTCTACGGACTGAATGCCGGAAGCTACACGCTTGGCGTCAGAGGCAGGAATGAGAACGGCATGAAAGGCGCTGAAACTCAGGTTAGCCTGGTGATAGGCGCGCCGCTGGCACCAACATCAGTAATATGGACGCCTGGCATTTTTTCGGCTGATATCGTGCCGGTGATGAGCGTAACAGCAACAACTGATACGACATTTGAGTTTTGGTACTCAGGCGAGAATCGCATCACTGACCCCTCGCTCATTGAGGAGCAGACCCAATTTCTGGGTCGCTCCAGTCAGTGGACGCTTCATAATCTTAAAGCCGATACAACGTACTATATGTACGTAAGAACGAAAAACGCATTTGGTGTTTCTCCTTTCGTCGAAGCGTCAGGAGAGGCCTCTGCTGATATCCCTGGCATGCTGGATTACATTGACGAAGCTATTCGTGATTCTGAGGCATTTGAAAACCTTCAGAACGGGATAGATATGAATATAGAAGGTCAGCTTCAGAATGCTCTCGCTAATAGTTCTACTGTGGAGCATCAATGGACGCAATACGGAGAGGTCAGGGCAGATATCCTCGTTGTAAAAACCACCGTAGCCGATGTCGATAAAGCATTGGCTGAACTCTCTACACAAGTTCAGGCTCAGTTTAATCAGGTGACTGCTGCGGTTAATCAGAAATTGACTGCAACTGTAACCGACGACGGGACAGCGAAAGCTTTTTATACGCTTAACCTGGGCATTCAGCGTGAAGGTAAAAAATACAATACTGGTTTTGCTATGGGTATAGAACCAAACGGCTCGAGTTCTTATAAGTCAACGGTTGTGTTTGCGGCCGATCAGTTTGGTATTTATTCTGGAAGCGATCCTGGTAATTACCAGGCGGCATTTTTTGTATCTAATGGTCAGGTTTTTATTCGTTCTGCATTTATTCAGAATGGCAGTATCGATAATGCAAAAATCGGCAACTTCATTCAATCTACTAATTACGTTGCCAGTTCTTCCGGGTGGAGGCTGGACAAAAACGGAAATTTCGAAATTAACGGGGTTGCAGGCGGAGGTAAGATGCTGATAACAAGCACTCTTGTTCAGATATGGGATTCGAACAATATCCTGCGAATTAGAATGGGGCTTTTCTAATGTCAGGACTACAATGTTGGGATGGAAGTGGAAAGTTGGTGGTTGATCTTGGGGATTACATGGTGCGCTATATAGGGCGCACTGTAGTCAATGCGCCAGCAGGCATATCACAAATGAATGTTCCATACTCTGGTTTGACCTCCAACGGCTCTTTTGCTGCAATAGTTAAATTAACAGGCGTTGTAAGAATATGGAGCACCTCCTGTTATGACGGAGGATTTACTCTCTACTTTGTACCTGGTACGAGCTATGCAGACACCATAACAGTGGATTTATACAATTTCCTATGAGTGGATTTGAAGTAAGAAATTCGGCAGGTGCGCTTACCGTAAATAGCGATTACAAATCACCACTTTTGGCTTCTTCAGCCCCGGCGAGCACAGATACAGTTGGTGATTTTGACCTTAACATACCTGGATTCGGCAACCTAAATCAGCTTGGATATATACTGGATGACAACCTTTACTCACCAAGTCAGCTCGCATGGTTCAGGCTCAATGTGAATGGATGGGGGGTTCCAGGGGCGAGATATTTCTTGCCCGGTTCTGTTGTTATTGCTAAAACGAGAATCGACTTAACTGTCGAAAGTGGATATCTTGACGTCTTTAACGCGCAAGGCACTCTGATATGGTCCGCAAAATCGGCAGCAAAGATGCCAAGGGTTCTAGGATTCATTACGATCCCACCTAATTACGATCTGCAAAACAACACTCTGACAGTAGGCTTGTCAGGAACTCCATTTTATCTTTTAGATATAATTCCTGGTGCTCTATCTGAAGACCAGGAAGGAGTTGGTGCAAAAAACGGCATTGTCATGAAGCAACAGTCTGGCTCGGTGATATTAAGGTACATAAACCAGAACGGTAAAAACTACGTTAACACTCCGCTGTATTCTCGTGGCTTTAAAATACCCTATGCAGTTTTCCCTACCGTTTAAATATCTTACCGAGCAAAATGTTATTAATTTAACCAGGAGAAGGCCATGTCGGCAGGCACTCTATCGCTTACAAATAAATCAGACGCTGTTTTGGGAACAAGCACGGCGTTTACCACAGATCTTAAACCCGGAGACTTCATTGTATTTGTGGTTGGCGGAACAGGTTATACGCTTCCCGTAAAAAGCATAGCCAGTAATACGCAGCTCACATTATCAGGAAATTATACTGGACCTACTCAAAGCAACATTAGCTGGTTCGCAGTGCCACGCGAGGCTCAAAGCCTTATAACTGCCGGGCTGGCCTCGCAGATAACAGAAGCGCTGCGTGGGCTCAATGCGGATAAATATAACTGGCAGCAGGTATTCAGTGTCAGTGATGATATTACCGTAACTCTACCTGATGGCACTAAATTCACTGGCCCGAGCTGGCTCAAAGTGGTCGATCTGCTGAAGGCGGTAGATATCCCTGCTTTACAGGCAATCGCCCAGCAGGTTAAATCCGATTCTGATTCTGCAGGTCAAAGTAAGGATTCCGCAGCACTGTCTGCCCAGTCTGCTTCCACCTCAGCATCAACTGCTACTACTAAAGCATCAGAAGCAGCTCAGTCCGCACAATCTGCATCTACATCAGCCGCTACCGCAACCCAAAAAGCCAATGATGCCAGCGGTAGCGCTTCATCTGCATCTTCTAGCGCGGCAACTGCTAAAACAGAGGCTGACCGCGCCGTGGCAGCAGCAGGTAATGTTCATTTCACGATGTCCGATGTCAGACAGTATGTTGATTCTGCTTTGCCGGTGGGAATGATGATTTACTGGCCTGCTGCAACCATGCCTGACAACAGCTCTCTGGGAATTAAGTTCCTCCGTCTTAATGGGGCATCCTTCGATAAGTCGGTATACACGAAGCTTGCGGCTATTTATCCCTCAGGCGTTCTTCCAGATATGCGTGGCAACGTTGTGAGGGGGTATGACGACGGCAGGGGGGTTGATCAAGGACGAGCGTTGCTTTCCGAGCAGCTTGACGCCATACAAAACATTACTGGCTCGTTTAACTCTTACGCATACGGCGGTGGCGCAGCAACGGGAGCTTTTGGTGTAACGCCAAATGGAACACCGGCAGTAAACATCACCAACGCATCAACTGGTACGCAATACAATATCTACAACTTTGACGCCAGTAAGATCGCCAGGACAGCATCAGAAACGCGAATGCGAAATATGGTCTGGAATATGATTGTGAGGGCTTTGTGATGGTATTTAACACAGAAGGTTTTGCAGAACAGGACTTTATTCAGAAAGTGTACCTTTCCGATGATTTAGGGGAATACATTGGTTCAGCGGATGTGCTTATTAGCGAGGGAACTGGACTGCCAGCCGGAGCTCATATCGATATGCCCCCTGCAGCAGAAGAAGGACAGGCCATTGTTAGGGCAGAAGATGGTAGCAAATGGATTCTGGTTCCGGATTATCGAGGCAAAACTATTTACGCCACGAATAAAGATTCAGCAAAAATTGTAAGTGTCCCAGGAGAAATTCCGGAAGGTTTCACTTTATCTGGTCCTCCAGAACAGTGGGAATCATGGAACGGCGAGGAATGGGTGGCGGACGAAGTAGCGCTCAAAGCTCATCATCAAGCAGAGGCAAATGAAAAAAAATCCACTCTAATAAACGCTGCAAGCGGCGAAATCTCACTTCTGCAAGATGCAGTGGACCTTGATATGGCCACACAAGAAGAGTCAGAGCGGCTATTAGCTTTAAAGAAATATCGTGTGCTTCTAAGCAGAATTGATACGACTAAAGCGCCTGACATAGTGTGGCCTACATCTCCATAGGCGGCCAGCGCATAAGTATGGACACAAAAGATGCAGAGATGAGAGGTGGGGCATGGATGGGGCAAAAAATTAGCGCAAAACAACTCAAAACCTCGGAAGGTGTCGATTCGTCTTGCGCTAATGCATTGCTTGCAACCTAGTTTTCTACTACATCACCCTGCCTTCGCAGAAAAGGCCCGCCTATCATGATAAAACACTAAGGGGGGAAGTGGCTGATATCGGGAGTGTTCAGATATCAGCCACGTTGTATAGACCACAAAATCACCTTTGCATTTGTGTGACTCATCAGATGGCTGTAGAACACCATTTAGAAGCGCTGGCCCAGTGCGTTCAACATCTTATGGACGCCGCGAAATTTAACGTCTTGCTGAATGTCCGTCCTGTCAACTATCGACTGCTATCCAGACGCCGGGATTTTGCGGCTTCCTTCTATTAAAACAATTAACCCTTTTTCAAATTAGCAGTCGTTTTTGGGGTGACGCTCGTGTTGGTTCTCCGCCTGGCCTGTAATCATGACGCAAGCCCGTGACAGCTCACCCTAATCCTTAGGGCTGCCGGTGAGACCAGGCAGTGATTTGATCATTTCACAGTATTATGCCTTCACTTCCACACCGGAGATGGCCTGAGCACGTGATCAAAAAAGGCCGCCGTAGTGACCTTATGTTGTCTCAATAAATTTTATCCATGCAATTCTAAATACCCTTTTTCAATATCGTATTTTAGATGCTTGGTTAAGGAGAACTGAGGATCAGATTCATGAAATCGTCTTTTAATCATCTCTTGATACTCTCCAACAGTCATGCCATCAACTAACTCCTTGTTGATGTTGAAACCAGAACAATTAATTGCGGATTCAGAACCGCGCCTGTGACTTTTGCCCACAATTTTGATGACCAAATGCAGGTTATTGCTAATATCAAATGTAGCGATGTTGCCGCTGTTAATAATCATATCGTTCCCATAGTTACCCATTTTATGGCAATGCCAAATGCTCTAGTTGTCAATCGCTAACCGAATATCTAAAAGATTAATCATGAGCGCTATTAACAACGTAATATGTTATCACTCTTATCCTGCTGTGACGGCATCATATGCCGCCGAAAAACTGGGCGCGCGCTGTCTTAAGCATAATGATTACGCACAGATTAAGTAAGCGTTTCTGGCGCTGGGCAAAGCGCGGGTAGATTTTTTAACCTCAGCGCCACAGCTTAATCTGATGTTTTTGCAATCAACAGCATAAAAGCTGACAGGGTGAAGTTATCTTTTATTAAACCTGTTTTTATCATGTCGAAGACCTCGCCCTTTGAGTAAAATTCGCAGCAAATAACACCTTCGTCTTTTTGAGGATTAAGCAGGCTGATATCATCAACATTACAAATAACCGCTTGAATTTTATCTGTTATCAATCCTGAGTCAGTTATTAATTGGCCGAGTGAATAACTATCAACTGCTTCTAAGTTAAGCTCCTCTTTTAGTTCTCTTTCTGCACCTTCTATATGCGTTTCGGCAGGCTCAAGAAATCCGCGAGGAAATTCATGTAAAACCTCACCATTCCTCGAATGTTGAATGATTGCGTATTTATTTTTATAAGCAGGAATAATTACCACGCCACCATTTTTTTGGTTGAGCTTAAGGTGACCCAGTTCGTTAACTGAGACCGACAACACACTGTTTTCAAAAATTAATTTATTCAAAATTAACAATCCATGTAGGTTCGTTAGCAGAACGTCGTATGATAGTTCGCGTGTTATAAAGATAGAATAAAACGTACGTTAAATAAACAAGCGCCTTCACTATATTAATTAATATCTCGTTGTTCACTTTTAGCAATAAAAAACTTTCTTTTACAAGTATCGCCGTTGGAAATCCAGAGATTAAGATTATGCAGAATATAACTCTGTTT